AATGCAGCGGTCAATATAGCCAAACGTGGCAGACATCCTTTCTCGATGAATGTTCCGAAAGACGGAACACTTGACATCCTGAGAGACAGGGCGCAGTCAACCGCCCAAATGCATCGACCCGAAAGGTTAGGTGCAAGCCCCTCCCTTTAGGGAGTGGGTAGTTGATTAGATTGCGAGTTTATAATCGTGTCGGTTTTGATGTAGATACAACAAAATATTGTTCTTTACTTGAATTGTAGTCTCTTCATCCATGTTGTATTTCTCGCCGATTTCGGCTATAGAATATACCCTTGGATAATCAATGCCATAGGCCATGCGAATGATATCGGCCTGTTTAGCAGGAATTGTTGCAAGAATACGATTAATCAGTGCTCTGTTGTAGGCATCGTTTGTTTCGGTTTCATATGTATTGGCACTTGCCGTTTTGCTGTTGAATTCCGAATTCTTTTCCAATGTATAATCATCATCAATTTCTTCATTGATAGATGCAACATTGACCGTATAGATATCAACCACATTTTTGATATCCAAATCATATTGTTCTTTAAGAAGCTCTACGACCTGTTCATTAGAAGGAGAGTGGCCATGCTCGGCAAAGAAACGTTGGCGTACTTTATCAGCTTTCTTGCCAATCTTCGCACTGTTTGATTGAACAATCATATTTCGGTCATTTGTACGATAAGAATTCATTGAGCGGCGAATGTAGTTAACCGCAAATGTAATGAATTTGAAGCCAAGAGACGGGTCGAATCGGTCTATTGCCTCCATAAGACCAATATTACCTTCATTTACAAGGTCTAATACCTCATCTTCGTCAGCGGAATAGAGTTTGGCTACCGAATAGACAAAACGCTGGTTTCGAGTTACGACTTGTTCTCTTGCATTGTCATCGCCTTTTGCAATACGTTTGAACATTTCAGCTTCTTCTTCAGCCGTCATCACCTTGAGCCTACGGATGCTGTTCAGGTAGCTTTTAAGGTTTTCGTTGCCACCAAAATATTTGCACGAATAATTTTTAAGATTCATACTGTTTTTAATTTTACGTTGTTAGTTCTTTGTCGTTTTTGACACAACAAAATTAGGGGTTTAATTTTTATTAGCAAAATTTTGATGAACAATTTTAATGAGAAAATTGTTATTACTAGTTTAGCCTTTTCCAAAGGGCATTATCACTACCTCTTATATAAGTACCTTCAATAAGCCCACCCTTGTTTGAGAAATAGTGAATTAGTTCTTCAATGTATTCAATATTTTCTACGATGTAGTCATGTAATTCTACCATGTAATCCTCAAAGTCCTTATTGAAGCGTGGGCCCATGCAATCATCTTCAGTACCTTCAATATGTTCATTATATCTACCCAAGATATGAGATACATCTTCAAACAAAAAATTACCACCATAGAGATTGAAGAAATCGATTCCCCATGTTAGTTTCGTTTTTGTTTCAGTACGAAGTGAAGGTACTTCTTCAAAATGAATGTTGCTGATCAATAATAAATGATCATTGTTTAAAGTTATCTTTATTTTTGCCATTGCAAGTTAAATCGAGTTTATTACTTTCTATCTCTCCTTTTCGTGGAATATATAAATAATCTTCAGGTTTTCCTTTAAAAATCCCATACCTGCGGCGCCATTCGATTTCACTTCTTTTTTTAAGATATTCTTTTGGTGTTATGGTATGTTCTTTTATAAGCTTATGTAATGAAGCTATTTCTACAAAAAGGTCTTTACTATAATCGCACTGTTTCCAGTCATACAAAGTTACATTTTTATTATTGAAAACGCCTTGAAAAATAGCAACAATTTTTTCCCTGTTCCCATTTCCGTCAAATTTATCTACACCAAGTAAAGGAGCTGCAATTTTTTTGTCTTTATATTTTATTAATACTTCCTCTAAACACCTTTCAAGACTATCGTATTTTACAAAATCATTTGTACCTCTTCTATAATAAGGTGTTGAATACATATAACATATGCAGAAAATTAATTTATCAATTTTTACTTCATACGTTGTGCCATATTTTCGAGTATCACCATAAGAAGTTTGGTTTTCAGATTCTTTGACTATAGGAAAGTTAAGAGCCACTTCATATTTAAAACCTTTGTTGAAAGAATTATGAATACTCATTGGCACTAAAATCACATCGAAGTTAAAAATATCATTTATTAGATTTTTGCCCTTGACTATCTTTAGCATCTTCAGCCTCTACGTAATACTTGAAATCAACGCCATCAATTTGGATGTTCAATTCATCGCAATATTTTGGTTTAGTACTCTTATCACCATTAGCATAGCGGTAATAGAATTCCTCGTTGATTTTGTTTAGGGTATCTTTGTCTTTAACTTTGATGGTTACAGTTAAATTCCCATCTTCATTTAGTCTATTTTCTTTTAAGAAGAAAGCAATATTAGCTAAATCTTTATATAAAAGTATCTTCTTCATTTGGTGTTAGCGTCTTGATTAGTTTTTTGAAAAATCTTGAAAATGGATTTTTATTTTCATGATCTGGGACTTCGGGCGATTTTAATGTATTCATCATATCTACCCCCATGCCATTCATCATATCCTTAGCAAAACTTCCCTGAGCCTTGGCTATTTCGTTTTGGAAACTATCTTTTTCCTTTTTGAGTTTATTTAACTCATTATTTTTAGCTTCTTCAATTTCCATCATTTATTTCCTCATCTTCAAATATAGGGGTGTTTTTATCAATATAATCGTCAATATTCCAAATCAAGTGAGTAATGCCTCCTGCAAAACAAGCGTCTAAAATCATGGCTAACCACCATAAATTAGTGCTATTTAAAATAATATTAAAAGGGGTAATTTTAACTGGGATTAAAAACCAATTGATTAATGACATTGCCCATCCGACATTAGTAGGGAAACATAACATACATTTAAAGAGCATCCCTGTTAAAGTTCCAATATTCTCCGTCCATTTTCTAATTCGTAAGAATATTGCAAAAGGCCCAATTCCCTGAGTGAATATTACACTAATACCGTAAACAAACCATATATAACAAAAGATTATAAACCAATTCATTTTATTCAGCGGACATTTTCAATGCAGCTGAGAGTAAATTATCGTCTTCATTTTCAGCCACAATTTCGTTATTTTCGAAAGATTGCTCAGATATGGCGACTTCTTCAGTATTAATTATTTCAGAGTTATCATTACTCTTTTCTTCTTGTATTTCAGCGACCTCATTTGTAGCTGTTTTTTTCTTCTTACGTTTTTTGCCATTTTTGATTTCATTAAAGGTAAATTCGAGTGTTCGTAATTTACTAATAGGCTCAGTGGCGACGATACGTTGCAGCTCGGAAACCTTTTCCTTAAAGAATAATGCTTTTTCTTCTACAGCTTTATTGAGTTCAATAACACTATCAGCAGCGTCAAATACTTTAGATACAGCATTTTCAGCAATAATTTCAGCGAAATAATAGTGAAGATTTTTTTCTTTGTTGTATAGATAGCTTATAACACCATCCTTTTTAATGGGTGGAACGCTCCAATCCTTTTTAACTCTTATCGCCACCCATACAAAATCATCTTTAATATTGAATTCGCCAAAGAATTTGCCAAGTTTTGTGATTCTCGCAGTTATATCTTCCGTTACCATTGCCCTCCAAGAATTATCATCGTAATTATGTATGAAATTGCCGTTGCCGTAATCCATTGTCGGCAAATAGTTGTTTTATTACTTTTATCACTCTTCCAAGCAATAATAAAAAGAAACAGCTCCTTTAAAATTATTAGTGCTGAAAGGCAAATAAAAAATATGAATAAACCATGTAAAAAAATTGTCATCGGATTATCTCTTATGTAATAAAATATACTAAAAAGATGTTAGTTAGTCAAGTATAAACAATAAAAAAGCATGGCGTTTAAATGCCATACCCACCAATCATATGAGATTAAAAAAATATTATTTGAATTTAACTGTTTGATTGTAAGTCACTTTACTTGAAGGATTTTGATTTACAATATCAACTTGCACATACTTACAGCCATATTTAATGAACCAAAATTTCTTCGGAACTTTATGAATTGCAACTGTTAGCGTATCAGTACCATTATAACTACAAACCACATTATTGCCCTTAATCTTACCTTCAATGGAATTCCATGTATCAGACCACTTGAAATATTTTATAGTATCAACAACAGAAATAGTATCGGTTCGATAAACAATAACGGAGTCTTTTAAAGTTGTATTTCCAACTACATTGGTTGTAGTTGCCGTTGTTGAGGCTAATTCTAAGCGCTTCAGGCTAATTCCTAACTCTTTTATTTTATCGGCTTGTTCAGTACAGAGTTTTTCATATTCTGAAGCCGTTAGTTCAAGTTGGGTTACTTTTGCAGCATTTTTACCGTTTTCGGTTACGTAATTCTCTATATCTTGGAGTAGCGCTGTTTGATTGCTCTCATATCTATTTTTTTCTTCAGAAATTACCGAATTCCTATAACTCATATAGACAAATAGAAGAGTAGCTACTACGGCGTAAGCTAATATAATGAGCTTATAATTCTTTTTGCCAAACTCCCATATTTTTTTTAATATAGATAAAATAGATGCAATATTAAACATTACTTAACGAGCATTTTTGCCATTTCCCCATCTAAATATGGAGAAATCTTGGATGAATATTTTTTAAGTGCTATACTTATTTCATCCTTATTTTTAGGGGGTTTATTTACAAAGCTCACTCCCAAGAAGCCAATATCTCTTTTTGACCCGTATATAATAGTTATAGCGGCATACTTACAGCCATTGGCTTCCATTTTAAGAGCAATGGATTTATCAATTGTGCGCAATTCATCTAAAGAGCCAGCCCAATAACCATCTTTATAAGCCTTAACTAAAACAGGATAACGTTCTAATGTAAAATCAGCATAATCTTCTCTTACTGATTGAATACTATCATTAAGGCTTTCGTAAGTGAGGGAACCGTAATTAAATGAAAGCCCCGTTGGATTATATTTACCATTATGCATTTCAATTATATAGCTCCTATCGGCTTTTATGTCAAGCAATAAGTTATCAACATATGATTGCACAATAGGAATAACTTTCATGCGATAATTGAAGGATTCATCATGTCGAGCCTCTTCGTATTCTCTGTATTTTTCAAAAATAACAGAAGGGTTAAGGCTAATGTATGTTGCATATGATACAAACAACATCATTAAACAACCTGTTATAATACGAATTGGGCCATATTTCTCAATCAGGCCTAAGGTTTCTTTTAATATTGAGAACCCCCCTTTGCTTGCGTCTTTTTTGTTGTTTTTCATGATATAAAATGATGAATGTTATTTTTGCCCACGGGCAATTTTCATTATATCACTGAACGCTGCTTGCTCATTGAGCCTTTCTTCTGCGGTTCTATTGCCAAATTCATCGGCCGATTTATAATCCATTAATTGACGGATTCTATCAACCTGTTCATTCATCAGTTTATCGTTTTTATAGCTAACAATTGAAGTTTCAATCAAGCCACTCTTAGGACTTTTAACACATTCTACAATATATTCATTGTTAGCCACATCGGTCATAATAATTCTTTGCCCGTCAACCTTGTATTCTTCAGGGACACGAGTTAATACTTGTGCTTCGTTAATAAAACGAGAATGTTTGAAGAAAAGACGCTTAGTTTTAGGCTTTTGATTTTCATCTAAATGGTTTTTATCAAAAGCTTTATCGGGCATTTCCCTTGCGGTTAAGCCAGATTTTTGAACGATTTTTTTATTAGCTTCAGCTTTATCCCTTGATTGATTATAGGCTTTTTTAATTTTGCCCTCTTTGTCAAATTCGGCACCGCCCTTTTCGATTTTATTTTTCTCTTCTAATTCAGAAGCGTAACCTTTTGCTTGCGCCTGCACTCTTTTCTTATAAGTTTCATCGGGCTCTACAATAGGATTATAATCTAAAGTAGTTTTATTGCTATCGGGCTTAACAGCTTCTGCACGTTCTTTTTGAGTTATCTTACCATTGAAATCTTTAACATGCTTCTCGGTTTCTTTGTAAGACTTCTCGTTGTTACGCTTGTTTTCTGTTTCAACATTATTACCCATGCGGGCTTTAAATTCATTTGAACTTTCCGCAATCAAACGTCTAATATCTCTTACTGTATAAGAATATGTAATCATCTAAAGAAATTGTTATTATGTTTGTAATTTGTTCACCATGGAGAACGATATTTGCCGTAGCTCATATCATTCATGTTATTTGAAAACATACCTTGAATGAGCATCTGTTCTTGTAATCTATCTATTTTATGGCCATCAGCATCAGGTTTCGATATTTCTTCGTTGATTTGTCTTTTAATGGCCTCTAGACTTTCGCTCAAGCCTCTATTATCTCTGTCAAGGTAGTAATTATTCATGTTTCAAATCTTCATCGCCTGCGTTAGGAGTATTAAGTATTTCATTTATATACTTTAATTGGGCTTCCGTAATGCAAATCATTTTTCGTTTATTTTCTTTAAGACCCTTAGGATTGTAAATTGAACTGTTTTTTCTCATTATGCCTCCGAAAGGAACGTCATAACCACAACTACCAATTGAGCAACATCCTGTAGCCCCATCCTCATCAATTACCTCTTTCTTCTCAGGAACATTCCTTTCAAAAAATCTAATGTAAATCCTTTTTATGTTTCGTTCAAAGTTCTTTTTCAGAACTTTATACTGAACTACATAAGTTGGATGTTCATATTCCGAATTACTTGCATCCTTGATAGTTTCGTGCCTTTCAAGAATACCCCTTTTCATAAGAATATTAATCAATTTAGTTTTATTGAATTTACGTTCTTGCAAGTAATCACTCGGTTGAGCGGCAATTGGATTCGTTATTAATTTAGATAAGAAGGAACGAACCTCGGAGTAAAAACGATAAAACGTAGTTTCTAATTCTTCCATTACTTACCTAATGTCTTGAAAATATTATTATGTTGCCATAAAACTCTGAACATATCGACAACAACGTCAGAAACGATTTCTCTTACTCGTTTCTCAAAATCTCTATCTTTTTTAATATACCTCAGAATATCGGATTTATCAAGTTCTTCGGCAATTAAATTAACAATATGTTGGTCTTTTTTATTCATTTATGGCTATCTTATTTTTATAATAAATATCTATTATACAATAAAAAGGAGGAAGCTGAAAGCCTCCTCCACAACAAACACCAACAACAAACAAATTAATCTTTAATATCCTTTAACTTGTCAAGCAGATCTCCTGCGGCCAAGAATTCATCTTTCCAATTAAGGAAGTGGCCTCTCAACTTAACAAGTGTATTGATTACATCATCAGTTAATGCTAAACCATCTACAAAAATGTATGGGGCATTGGTCACGTCGTTAAGACTATATTGGAATTTTAAGCCAGACATTGTGGGAATACTCCCACTAAAAACCAGGTTTCCTGTCCTCGGAAAGAACACTAAAGGATTATTCTCAGGCTCAGAAGCATTTTCGCTTGAGAAACGGGCACCATTATTAACAGTCTGTCTAAAAGAGTCTATTTGGTTTTGCAATGTATTTTGGCCGAATTTAGGCTCATTTGTAATTGCAATTGAATCTTTCTTCTCCTCTTCTTTGAGAAGATTTCTTTTTCTTGTTTTAGGCCTACTTTGTTCTTCATTAATTCGCCTAATAGTGTCTAACATAGACTTAGACGTATCGTAGGCATTTTCTACGTTAGAAGCTTTCATGGTTTTTAGCGGGTAGTTGTAGTACCATTCCAATAGGAAGTGAAGGTACGTTTATCAAAAAGCTTTTTAGCGGCTTCTTTTTGTTTATCAGTGAGGTTTGATTCGATGGCTTCGATTTTTTTTTCGGTAGCCCTTGAAAGTGCGTCAACCTTTTCTAATTCATCTTTTACAGCTTTGGCAATTTCATCAGGCGCCTTATCAGCAAGTTCTTCGATTTTCTTACTTGATTCAGTGTATTCTTTTACAAGTTCTACTTCCTTTTCAAGTTCAGGTTCAGCCTTTGCAGCTTCCATAGCTTGTTCTGCCGATTCAATCTCTTCCTTATATTCTTCTTTAAGTTCTTGTTCTACAGTTTCAATGTTAGTTGCATCAGCTACAGCTTTTTCAACGTCTTTTTCTTTTGCAGATTTAGTTTTTGCCATTATTAATTTTTTCCTTAAATATTCTCTTATTATTAAATAGTTCAAAAAGCCGTTTTAACTTCGGCTAAAGCACCGCATGTTTTTAATTCCCTACGGCATTTAAGTATAATTTGTCTTACACGTTCCTTTGTGACCCCATATTTTTTACCAATTTCAGCTAACGGATAACGGCATTCGTACTTTCTCCCATAGTACATATTGACCATATCGCTTTCTCTTGGAGTCAAGTTATCGAGGGCAATATCCAAAGCATCGCTAATGCATTCTTGTTTTTCTCTATCTACTTTCTCATCTTGATGTAAGTTCATTAATTGCCTATTCTCAAGAAGTATATCATCATCCATATCACCTACAAGGGGGTCATATTCATCAGGTAGTGCATCCTCGTTTAGTTTAGTATTCTTCATGATAGACTTACCTATCTTTTGAAGAATCCACCACCTTGAATATGTGATAAGTTTGACATCTTTTTTGAGATTGAATTTATCAATAGATTCAATCAGTCCCATATTAGCGTCTGAAATTAATTCATCATAAGATACTCCCCTTTGCCGATACTTTGCGGCAAATTTGCAGGCAAACCTAAGATTGTGCTTAATTAGCTTGTCCCGTGCTTTAATATCATGCTTAGTCCGATATCGTTCAATTAGATTACGTTCTTCTGTACGAGAAAGTGGTTTATACCCCTTTAAATCATCAAAATATGCAGTTGTAGTCCTGCCAATAATGCCATCATCTAAAATAACCATTAAAGATTTGAAATAACGAAATTGTTATTTTTGACAAATATACGAAATATTTTCTTTTTTAGTAATCAAAATTGTTTGATTATGCCAATCAAAAATATTCTTGTTGTGGGTAATCTCTAAAATCATTTGGAAGTCGGTAACGATTTTATCATAAAGGAGTTTAATTTGGTCGTAATTATCTGCTGCAACACCTCCAAGGATTTCATCAAACACTACAAAAGAAGGTTTGCTAAACGTAGAGATACGATTCAGCACACTTCTCAAAGCTAAACTTGCTACTGTTTGTTCAAAACCTGAACCAGATGCAAGGTTAGATTTTACATTATCATGGATAAGATAGAAAGCAACATCATTCCTGTCATCGATGGTGACTTCAACATCAAAGTCACACACATCGTTAAGAAGATGTCTTAGTTCTCCATTTATAAAAGGCAAAACTGTTCTCAAAACAAGTTTACATATGCCATGCTTGCCAACCATTTCAAGATAGAGCTTCCAATTACGGATGATTAATTTTTCGTCGTTCAATACCTTTATTATTTGCTCGTATTCTGCAATTTTTCTCTCTCTTGTTTGTGATTCGGTAGTTTCATCCATAATGGATTTTTGGAGATTCTTCAAAACAATCTTTTCAGTATTGATATTAACCGAAATGTTATTGAGGGCAATATCAATTTTGTTATTAGCTTCGATAGTTTCTCTATTGCTTTGAATATCCTTTAACAATCTATTATATTCTTTATACTTAGCCCTTAGATTAGCGATATCAACAGTAATTTTATCAATCATCAACTGATATTTGATTTTGTTTTGATATTGCTCCCTGATAGTAGCAAGTTTTTCTTTCTTTTGCGTTTCGGTTTGAAGTTCCGCAGCCTTATTCTTACCTTCTTCAACTAATGAGAGAAATTTTTCTCTTTGTTCATTAATAGCTTTAGAGTTATCAACATCTTTGAGTTTAGCGCCACAGGTTGGGCAATACTCGCCTTTAGTTAAAGTATCAATTGATTTTTGGTAAGATTTAGCCTGTTCTCGCATAGCGGCAATATCGACACTCAACTGTGTGCATTTGGCTTCTAATGCTTTATATTCTTCTTCATTGAAAGCTAAATCCTTAACTTCTTCAAGTTGTTTTTCAATTTGTGTTTTCTCAGCGTTTTTGATTTTGCCTTTTTCAACTACATTTTTGATTTTGTTTTCAACTGTTACTACGTCAACCTTAAGTAAAGTTTCATCTACCTTGGTTTTAGCTTGCAACAGTTTTTCTTTTGTCGAAACAAATGAGGTTATTTTATCCTCCGAAGCTTTTTCTTTTGCTTCAAGATTTTTGATAGTTTTTACTGATTCTTCATTATCTTTTATCAACTGTTCTACCGCCTCTTTGAGCTCATTTTCATCGTAACGATTAGTCAAAAGAGATGGCATAACCGATTGATTATACATCTCACGAGCAATCTTATCCTTCTCTTCTAACGGCAACAAGCCAATCCATCGTGAAATCAAACGGCCCCTATCGGTATCTTTCAAAGATATTAGGTCTTTGAGATTTTCGGAATTAATACAAATCATCAAATCAAAGTCTCTTTCATTACCAATAGCCTCTTTGATTGATTTGTTCGTAGTCGTATTACTTGTTTCGCTTAAATCTTCATTTTCCTCAAGGTCAATATATTGATCATTGACTAATCTATAATATGATACTTTCTGAAGAACTTTACTTTTTTCGGTGCGTTTTTTAAGGGTGGGGCGAGTAATAGTTCTCTTTATAACATAGTCGATACTATCAATAGTGATACACCCTTCTACAGACACTTCTGTTGCTTCGGGAAGATGCTTGTTGAATACTTTCGATAGAGTCCAATCGCTTTCACGTGAAGTTACCTTACCAAACAGCAAAAATCTAAGCAAATCAAGGCAAAAAGTAGATTTACCGCCTTGGTTGGCAGGCTCTGATGTAAGTAAGACGAGGCCTTTTAATGAAGTGAAATCAAAATAGTTATCAGGGCCATAAGACATGAAATTAGACCACTTTATCCATTTTACCGAATACTTGATATGTTTATCATAAACTTCATAGTTAATGTTATTGTTGATAACGCTATCAATCTCTAAAATCTTATTGAAATCGTAATCTTTTATTTCATTTAGCTCAATATATTGCTTAAAAAGCTCATGTTGGAATTTAGGGTCTTGGATATTATCAATTACCCCATCGGCGATAGTAATATCCTCCCCATTTTTATTCTTATGAATAAAAACAGGCTCTACTTTTATATTTGCCTTTGGAATACTATACTTTTTAGCAAATGATGCAATGATTGATTTTTCTTTATCAGCCGAATATTCGGATGGGATAACGCTCCATTTTATATTTACCCTACCATTAGGCCCTATTTTAATTTTGTCACTCATTTAGCTTTCTTCGATTTGGTTTTTTATTAGTTGTTGTTGTAATTTCTTGCTCAGAGGCTTTTATTCCGATGATATTTTCCGCTTGAGTCGGAGCTTCTTTTATCACATCATTTCCGTAATCAAATTTAACCGATTTGGGCTTAGTGTTGCTTTCAACAATTTTACCTATTGGTTGTTTGCACTTGTCTTGCTTCGGTTTAGGTTTAACCTTAAATGGCCTTTCCCCATATTTTTCAAGCATTAATGCTTTTTTGAGTTTGTCATTTACAAATGTAGCCACATCTATATTATTAAGCTCACAATATGAAGTGATATCTTTCAGTAATTTATCTTCAATTAGCATTATGTGTTGCTTTTGTTTTTAAGCAAATATACCAAATTTCTGTTTGACTTTTTAAACTCAAAAGAGTATATATTGTTATAATCGCTTACGAATGGTTAACACAGAAGAAAAGAAAGAAGAGGAAAAAAAATATCCAAGTTTGATACTTGGCCTTGATATTAGCACCTCTTGCATTGGTATTTCAATCATTGAGGATGATGGCGTAAATGAGCCTGTAATTAGTCGTATTACACACATTGTCCCAAAGATAGCCAAAGAGAAGAAGGGTATTGAGGCTCTTATTCTAAGGAAAGAGATTTTTGAAAGAGATTTTCTGTCTAAAATAAAAGATGTGGGCATAACCGAATGCGTTATTGAATCCCCAATTTGTCATACGGCTTCTAATAGTAACGCCCAAACGGTAGCGCAATTATTGCAATTCAATGGTTTGCTTTCGGAAGCAGTATATCGTGTATTAGGGATAATACCACATTATGTATCGTCTTATGAAGCACGTATGCAATCATTTCCTAATCTACTTGCTATTAGAAAATTCAACAAAAGGGGTGAACTTTATCAAATCAAACACATTGAAAAAGCCCTAAAAGAAAGCCATTTAATACTTTTCGGTTCTTACCCTTTTGACTGCGATAAGAAAAGCGTTATGATGGATATGGTTTGTGAAAAATATCCTGAAATCCAATGGGTGCATAACAAAAAAGGCGAAATCCGTAAGGAAAATTATGACGCCTGCGACTCTCTTGTATGTGCGCTTGCCTATGTTAATACCAAGAGATATGGAGAAATGGATGCCAAAATTAAAGAGTATAATATAACACAATGTTTAGACTTTAGTTACCTTGTTGAGTATACCATGGAAGTATGGGGCAAGGAATATCAGAAGAAGATGGTAATTCCCGCACCGCAAACTAAATAAATCACATATTTATCTAAAAGAAACCTTATAAAATGGCAACTTGTACTACTACAGATATATTAAATAAAAAGATTGGAGTTCAGAGTAATACTGATTTACAACACAATGGGCTTATAAGTGATTATGGAGGCCTTGACCCTGATGAAATAGTAAAATACCGACAAAGCGCAAGTATGATTGCTGAGGACGTTGAAGTTTCAGATAATGATAATAACAACACGAGCGGCAGCGATGCCGAAGATGTTGATAAGGGTATTTATGAAGATTTTGTCAACATAGTAGGCGGTAACAAATCTAACAACGGTAATGCCGACGACGAAATTCAAGTACCCTCAACTTCAGCTCCCACTACAGGCAATGATAATACGACTGAAACCCCCGAAGAGGTTGAGACACCCTCAACAGATGGAGATGGAGATGGTGATAATTTAGAAATCGGCGATGATTATGATGTGGACGATGTAAAATAAATGCAATCGTCAAACGTTATCGATTTAGCCGCTCAGAAATGAGCGGTTTTTTGTATATTTACCACAAAACTTCAAACGTATAATAAAGATGATTCCACAAGGTTTCAAAAACATTCAAAATATCCTTTCAGAATTTTTAGGCGAACCTAAAGCAGACTGTACCGAATCAGGGCAGCTACAGTTCGCTTGCCCTAAATGTATTGAAGAGAAAGGCGAAAATGAGAAACGGAAATACAACCTTGAAATCAATTTATATAAACAAGTTTTTCAGTGTTGGTCATGCAGTTCCATCGATGATTCAATGAAAGGTAAAATATCCAAATTGATAAAAAAATATGGAAATCACTACTTATACCAACGCTATATGGATGAGTTGGATAGCCTAATCAAATCCAAATTATATGAATTAGACGGCTTTGAAATACAGCAGCTCATTGATAATGAAAACATTATACGTTTACCATCTTCATTTAAGAAGATAAACCTTGGAAGTTGTCCTTTGATAGTAAAGAATTATCTTGACAGGCGTAAGGTAACTCAAGACATTATAGATAAATTTAATATTGGCTATACTACATGGGAAGATAATGACTTTGGCGTAAGAAACCGAATTGTTGTCCCATCTTATGATGAATGGGGTGATTTAAACTATTGGTCGGGACGTGATTTTACAGGTAAATCAAAGTATAAATATAAAAATTCAGATGGAGAGAAAACCGAAATTATATTTCAAGAATCTTTAATAGACTTTGATTCTGACATTATACTTTGCGAAGGCACCTTTGATGCTATCTATATGAATAATTGCATTAGCTTATTAGGCAAAACGCTTAAAAAAGACAGTAAGCTATATAGAACATTAAAAGAGAGAGCTAATGCACGTGTTATCATTGCATTAGATGCCGATACTGATATATCCGAAACCAAAAAGATTTACTCAATTCTAAATACAGGCCGTCTTAAAGATAAAGTTTATTTCATAAGATTATATGGCTGTAAAGATTTTGGTGAAATCTATGAATATTATGGCAAAAAAGGAATGATAATGACTTTAAGGTCAATGAAAAAATTTTCAGAAATAGATTTACTTTTTGAGTAATGATTAAGTATATTATACATACAGGTGATATTCACATACGTAATAATAGGCGTATGGATGAATACAAAACAAAACTTCAATGGTTTATTGATAAATGCACAAAATTCTGCAAAGAACATAATCCCGAAGAAGTTAGAATTGTGGTTGCAGGCGATATTGTCCATAGCAAAACAGAGCTATCTCCAGAATGCTACACTATGGTTTCATGGTTTTTTAATGAGCTTGATAATATATGTAAGACTATTGTAATCGCAGGCAATCATGATAAGATACAAAACTTTGACAGATTAGACCCACTTACTGCAATCTTTAATATGTGCAATTTTAAGCAAGTTTATTTCCTTGATATGGAGACAGGTTATGCTTCCGATTGCTTTAGTGATGATAATGTAATTTGGTGCCTTTATTCATGTTTTGATAATTTTGCAAAACCGCCAATTAAAGAAGCTGCCATTTCAAGTCCTAATTCTGCTTTAATTGGGCTATTTCATGGTGAATTAACATCCTCAAAAACCGATACGGGGTATGTTTCAAGTGAAGGTATAGACCCCTCATATTTTGCCGATGTAGATTTTGCCTTAATGGGGCATATCCATAAACGGCAATGCATTGATTACGAGGGTACTAAATTAGTTTATTGTGGTTCATTAGTGCAGCAAGACCACGGTGAAAATCTTTCAAAGCATGGTTTTTTGATATGGGATATAGAAAGTCAAACCTATCAAGAAGTTGATTATAGCGATGAAAATTACGGTTTCTATACTTTCAAAATTAAAAATGAGGAGGATATAGAGAAAGATGAAGAAGAAATATTAAATCTCTAATATTAGAAAACCTCTCGGCAGAAACTACCAAGAGGTTTTTTGTTTTTAAGCATCAGACATATCTTCACGTCGTTCTAACCAATCAAGAAAACCTTCATCATTTTCAGGGTAGGCAGTATTACTCTCGCCTACCTTATGCATTAAGATATTGCCACGGCCAAAAGTCCAATCCTCATATTTCAATTTTTTGATAATGGGGTATTCTTTGTCGTCCGTCAATGATGGCATTTCCCATTCAACATCTACGATTATTTTGTAATCATAAATGCCACAGCTAATTCGTTTTCCAATATAAAGAGGATGTCTCACACAGTCCATATAGAGTTTAACCTCTTCTTCAAAGCGTTCTTGCCAACGTTTAGCTTCTTCTTGTCGGTATTGTTCGGACAAATCATTGAAATGCTCTAATAAATCATTGTAGCATTTCCTTGCATGGGCTACCCGTCCCTTTATATCATCCCTAAATTCTTGAATATCGTTTCTAATATCTTTATTGCTGAAGTATAGCATAGTTTTAAAAAAGTTTTTATTCTGATAGAGCACATACATGCCAATATGTATTATTGTTAGAGCAGTAGCCTAATAATTCAAAATAACCTTTGGCACTAAAGTCTGTATCTTCAGAAAGGTTAAGAGAGGTAAAAGTTTTTGTGATATTATTAGCGTTTTTAATAAGACGCACATCTGAGTTTTGTGGGATTAATGTCACTGAACCCCCTGCACGAGAAACTAAAGGAATAACTAACTTAATAGTACGAAATTCGCCACTATCCAAAGCAGGCAAAACAAATTCATAAGCACCCCCAAGCCATGCGATGGCGAAGGCATCGTTTAGCACAGTCTTGGCTCCCCATGAATCGGGGTCTTTTGATACATATCTCATAGTTGATACGGTAATATCGCCTTTCACTTTGAGACTACCTTTTGAATCCCATGAAATATTCTCATTAGCTAAGTAACCTGAACCATCTTTATTAAACCTTGATGCACCACCATTGATTGCGTTTTCATTTAATATACCAATTACAGTATCGGCGTCGATTGTGATTTGGTCCGAAGAAAGGACTACATCATCAGAAAATGTAACTTTATGAGCAGCATCCCAACTAATAGCTCCATTGCCGATACTGCCACTACCATCCGCATTCCAAATTATACCTTTATTGGCTACAAAGCCAGAACCGCTTTTATCAAAATATGATGTACCATTACCGAGAGTAACGTCCATAGCGCTCAAATCACCATCAATTTTTACATTAATTTCTTTGCCAAAATTTATATCACCGTTTGTATTCCATGTAATACCGCTTTTTCCACCAATATAGCCACTGCCATCGTTATTCCAAAGAATTGCACCATTGGCAACATAACCTGAACCATCTTGATTAAACTTTGATTTACCGCCGTTAATACTTAAATCGATTGCGTTCAATTCTTTAACAATTGTTTCACCTAAAAGATAGATTCTATCAGCTTTGATTTTTATATCACTATTATCATTATTGATACTTGCAACAATACCAGCTGCGATGCCGTTACTATTTTCGACAATAAGTTTAAGGCTATCAGCAGTTTGGCAAATTTGGCTTAAACTAACTGCGCCATCACCTGTAAGTGTGGCAACGGTATTATCGTATTCATTCTTTAAGGCATCGAATTTTTCATTCCATGAATTTAATTGGTCTGAAACTGAATCGTAACGAGAAAATGATTCATCATATTGGCCGCTCGATACATCAATATCTTCTTTGTATTGAGTTACAGTGCCCGATAATGTTTCAACATTATCTATGCTTGTCTGCAGCCTACCATTTATGCCATCATAATATTCTTGCAGTTCCGTTATAGAGCTACTGAGCCCATTGTAGTATTGTAATATAATATTGTATGAGGCTGTACTATCATCAAAATTTTTATATACCGATGCTACATCGCCACTCAAGCCTGAAATAGCACTATTCGCATTATCAAGCTGATTTTGGAGATTGTTTTTCAATTCAGTTAAATCACTTCTAACAGATGTTAATACACTGGAGTAAATTTCATTCATTATCTCATCTTGTTTATCAAAATCATAAACAACATGAGTTGTGGTTACTCCACTTACACCGTCTTTGCCATCCTTGCCATCGGTGCCGTTGGTACCGTTTTTAATAACAATAGGATAAGTTGTATTATCCGTCAAATGAACAGTTACGATAGTGGTATTGTTGGTATTATCGTATTTGTAAGTAATACCATCGATGCCAACACCTGTGGTGCCAACAGCACCCCTTATGGAAGATGTGTCTTTTACAACATTACAAGACGAGTCATCAGTATTGTAAAAATACCGATAACTAAGCATATTCAATCTTTGTCCCTCCGTATCCGAAGCAAGAAGAGTCTTAAGTGCATCATACTTATCAGAGTATTCTTCCTCACTTAAATTTTTGACTATTAATGAAATGCCATCTTCATCCACAATGGCCGAAGAAATGAAGCAATATTCATCCAAGGAACCTTCTGTATATTCATGATTTTTATTTGCTCCTACTAAGTAAGCGTATCTGCCATTTGATACTTGCCATTTATATGCTGAAGCCATCAGTTAGTTCCTTTCAATTCGTTAATTGCATTAGTGAGTTCGGTTAACTTTGTTTCCGTTGCTCCTGTATATGCATTAAATTTATTTTCAATTAAAGAGAAATTCTCATTCATAGTATTAATATTAGATGATAGCACTTCTACTGCATTATCTAATTTCTCACCGATATCGTTTAGATAAACACTAATTTCGGAAAAATTAGAATCAATATGTACAAAGTTATTTGTGTATGCCGAAAGGCAAACTTCTGCATTATCTAAACGTTCAATAGAAGAATCTGTAATCCCTGAGTAATATTTATATAAATCCTTAGTATACTCTTTGAATTCTTGAAATGAGTTAGCTAATTTATAATAACTTTCATTAAAATCTGATATAGATTTTTTATATGTTGCTAAATCCGTGCCCAATAAAGCAAGGGCATTTTCCGTAGTAGATGACTTTTCTTCAAGGGCATTTAATGATTGATAAGCATACTCAAACTTATTATTAGCATCAGTTAATACATCCCCATAACTTTTAACTTTTTGAGACAATTCATTCACCAAAGCCTTATTGTTTTCAACGATTGCTGTGGCTTCTTCCACCGTAGTTTGTAATTCAGGTATTTTACTTATAGTCTCTTCACTATAATTCTTGCAAGCACTAATAGAAGAAGATAATGACTTCATTGAAGAATCAGTAGCAACCGCAGCAGAACTTAAATCATCTATTGTAGCTTTGTATTTTTCGATTGTGGAACTTAGATTATTGATATGCTCTACAATTACTTGATTGGCAGTTTCTTTAACACTATCAAGTAAATTCATTTCATTTATAACCGAAGCAATTTGTGTTCTATCTACATCATTATACTTAACCGTAGTGATACCCGTTTCGCCTGCTTTTCCTTGCTCACCATCCTTACCGTTTTGGCCATCCGAAATTACAACATTAAAACTTTTACCATTAGTAAGACTAAACGTTATGGTATTAATGCCATTCTCTTTGGTTTGCGTGACAGAAGAAATTCCTGAAGATTGAGATGAATTGTTATTCTGTTGACTAACGGTGCAATGAGTAGAGTTGACATTAAAGTAATACTTGTAGGATAGAATTGATTTCTTAGTTCCATCAGTATCTTCTTTAATAAGTGTTGTTAACTCTTCATATTTCTCTTTATATTCATCTTCAGAAAGGTTGTTAACCATATAAGATATCATATCTTCATCTACTGCTTCAGAAGATATAAATGGATAAGAACCTATATTTGATGAGTCATAACTATTTAGTTCATAGCCACCCATTAAGTAGGCGTATTTACTATTTGTTATTCCCCATTTATATGCTGTTGCCATTGGCTAAATGTGTGTAAACTCTTAACTCTTATTATAACGGGCAATAAGTACATCTTCATCTTCAGCAAGCCCAACCGCCTTTAATGTATTGAATGAAGTAAATGTTGCTTCCTCACCAAGAATCGAGATTTCAAGAATAGCCGTAGACGGAATTACTTGCTTGATATAAGGAAGAATAGAAGAATATAAATAAGGTCTGAATTCATCGGCTAATGCATGTTCGCCGACAAATTGTATTCTTATTCGTTTTGTATTGATAACTGAATTAGCAGCCGCCTCATCGTTATCGTCAGTTTTACCGTTTTCGTAGTTGTAAGCTGATAACTCCGAAGTGTATGAGGTATTTGCATTTTTAACACCAACATTAACAGATGAATCAGTTTTGCCGCTTATTGAATCTTGGGAGACATCACTTGTTACTGAATATGTTTTGTTATTTAGAGTAACTGTAGCTTTACCATTTTCAACATTTTCACTTGAAACTTTAAGGAGATTTCTATTTCCACCTGCTGTGTCTGTGAAATACCAACACTTCATATTATCGAGCTGTTCGGTAAGCTCAAAGCCAATATTAGAAATATTTGGGCTAAGCGCCCCGTCTTCACAAGCGTAAGCTGAATCATTAAAATTATCTTCGGTAATACTATATTTCAACAGGGTTCGAAAGTAATCTAAAAATTCCTCGCCATTGTCGTAGTTTCCATAGCCTACATGTGGTGCATTCGCTTTATAATCATCTACTATGCTTTCAAGGTATAAAACTCTTAGACCGTTATTCTCTCCATTTTCAATATCATAAACGGGTATATTCTCCCATCCGTAAGTATCTGTTGATTCATTATATCCGTATTGTGATAAATTATTCTTGTCATTCAATATGAAATAATGAGAAATTGTGCCGTTTAAAGTCTCACCGTAGTTTTCTTCGTAATCACTAATATCGAAAACATAGAATACATCACCACCGTTTAACTTATTATAATCAACTTCAGTTAAATCTGAGATTGTTCTAACAATATTGATGTATTTCAAAGACTCGTCGTATAGCGTAATTCCTTTAATGGGCTTGATACGATAGTAGCTTGTTTTAACAGCAAATGCGCTATCACCGACTTTAACCGTCAAGTCAGAAAGGCTTGTTGTACTTCCGTCAATAGTTATACTATCGACAAGAATTGTATCATTATTATTTACATATGAAGCTTGGTTAACACCAATACTTGATAAAGATGCTGTTTTTTTAATGCCACTTAAAGTGTCTGTATATGCCACTTCAACAATTTGTTCGGGAGTAACATTTGAAACAGTTAAAATATCTCCGTTTTTAACGTATGTAGAACCGCTCAGCACATCGCCATTAAGTGAAACTATCTGCATGGCACTCTTAAAAGATACTATAGCCTGTTCACCATCTTGTGTAAATTCAAACCTATAGCTTTTAGCCTTACTTGTGTTTACCGAGACAACATCTTCATTCTCATCATATAAAGCTACCGTAAATTGAACGGCATTTGGATTAATTATATCATAGGTATAACCACTATTACCATAGAAAGTTGCGCTACGAGTCGAGGTTTGAGATGTGCCACCTGAGGTAGAACCCGAAATACTATCATAAGCAGTGTCGAATGTAAAAACATCACCATAAGTAATGGAGCTCATTGCAACTTTTTCGTAGCCATCATCAGAACCATAGATAGTATCAAGATTAGGGGCTAAGCTATTTTCAATGGCTTTTTTATACATTTTACCCCATCCACCATACATTTGAAAATAGGGATGACCGTCCAATTCAGAGGTGTTCTTAAACCACGGTATAATATACTTATAATCGGTATCCCCTGAAGTGAAATATACCATGGCACAGGGTAGGCCCTCTAATGTATCTCCATTATCATCTCCTGTATAATTCAGTTTTGTACTATTCCATTTCTCAATTTCAAGCTCAGACAACTCGCCATTTGAATTATAAGTCAAGCCACTTTCTCCACCCTTGGCAACTTGTACGAATTCATCAATTTTATAATCGTATAAATCAGTGATTTCAACATTTTCAGAAGTACCTGCCGATAATGCGTCGAAAGTTAATACTTTGCCTCTATATTCATGAATAATTAAAACCGTAGGTACTGATATATTTGAAAAACGAACAATGAAATGCCCCTTTTGTGGAATGGTAACGAAAGCATTATTGCTAACAGTTCTATATAATACCACTGTACCATTATCGTCCACCAAAACATATGATAAACGGCCACCATTAACCCTTATGGTAATTTTATCACCACGTTCAACGTCAATATTAATAGCTGAGCCAATAGTGGTTACGGCGTTTTTATCCACATATGATGAGCCTACCGTTGGGTTTAATACAAATGACGCCTTTTCAAAATTACTTGCATTGTACACCTTTTGTGAATTTAAGGCTTTGCTTGTGCATTTCTCACTGTTACTTAAGTTATTATATAAACCACGTTCAAAATCGTAAGACCTCAGCCCAAATAAGCCTAAAATCATTTCTATAGATTCCTTAGTGCCTTTTCTTCTAAGAATATCTTTAGAGTTAAGTTTAAGGCAGCGCATAAAGTTAGTGTTTACGTCTGATAACGTATATTCTTTTTCCTCACCTGCATAATCTGAAGTTACAGTAACATCACTATTTAACCCACTCACTGAACTATAAACCTCCCATCCAGACATTTCTAAACTATCGGTAAGAAAATAATCAGGGAGGTTATTGAATTGGTTATATGTAATGCTGTTTACGTATTGAATATTGTCTATTGAACGCTTAATATCATCGAATTGGCGTGCAATAGCTTTCATTATACCCTCAATTCGGCTTGTAGCTGTTGCAAAGTCTTCCTGCTCATTATCATCGCCCTGCTTCGTATATGTTAAATCCATGTTCTTGATAGAGTCATGTATCATCATATTCCACAGATTGTTAGCATAACCATTATCGTAGAACTCGGCTATTTCAAGAAGCCCATTTACATAATCAGCATAAACCACAGATGAGATATCTAAATTCCAATCATGTATTGTTGGCCAAGTAAATTGCTTTTTGTAAGAGAATATACCCTTCTCTGTTTCGTGAGGATAATCTATCGTACATGTAAATATAGGGTTTGAATTTTGATTTAAGAGCAATTTCTCAAAATCATCCAAACCATCAAAGAAATCCGAAATAATTTTTTTAGTAGGCCTTATCTTATAGCCTGCATATTTCTTATGACAAAGAAGAAAACGTCTTTTATTTAAGTAATACTCAAAAACAACAAACGGCTTACCATTACTCTCGGTATCAAATACATTATTCAAAGCAATGATTGCAGTAAGTTGCCCATTTTTACAGGCCTTAGCTCTATATATCACATGCCAATCACAAGCGCAAGCAACTAAAGTATCATTTGAATTTAAGATGTCATATTTATTTGCCGAACTACAAAAATATCTTAGTTCGTTTACATCCGAACTATTTGGTAGTGTAGTTCTTGTTAAATTCAAGTCGAATGGATTTTCAATACAAACCGCTGTGTCTTCAGTTATGTTAAGAATACTTAAGTTGTTGGGATTGTTATAACTTGCATCATTTTGTGCATCTCTAACGTCTTTAATGTTGGTTGAGCCAAGTTTTACAGTTTTCCCTTCGGCATCATCATAGTATTCTATCCCACTATCCTTGATAAAGAGTTCGGCGGGAAAGTTATTAATAATATTATCTAGTGAAACACGAAGCAAATCGGCACAACTACCATAATAAGCAAAGTCAAGCATTGAACCATAGTTAGGCTTAAGAATGATTTCATTTTCATTCTTGGCATTTGCATCATCAGTGATACAATTCAAAGTCCAATACTGCCCATTGTTATCATCCGTAATGCAAACATCTTGCTTTAGCCAATCGCCAAAACTATGCTTTCGTATCCCGTTTTCAGGATAACGTCTTGTTAATTTAAAGTTAGACTCTCCATAAGGGAATACACCATCATCCCACGAGCTTTGAGTGTTAGTTACTGCATAATCACGCTCGTAGATAGTACCTTTATTTATATTTTGTCTTCTATTGCGAAGAGTATAGTTACTTTTTATTACGGTGTACTTACTTTTAGCCATTAGATGTTGTTTTTGATGTTTTCAAATTTGTCAGCTTCAGAAGAGACAACGGAGTCTTTATTAGTGATTTTAACGTCATGGTTGATGCCCTCATCCGAGTTAACAACTGTAAGAAGATTGGCTTGATGATAAATACCACCATCCTTAGTATAGGTGGTAATTAAACCGCTATCCATATTGCGAGATTGGTCACCTTCAAGCATTGTAGATATTGTTTCAATATCATGGTCAACAATCTCAATCTCCAACATAACTGGATTAAATTTTGTGTTTACCAATGCTACCTTCTGTGATGTAACACCGATATAAGGGGTATTGCTACTCTTAAAAGACATAGAAGTTGAAGGCGTTACGGTGCAGAATGTCAAAGTGCTTGATTCATTGAAACGATAACGAATGCCTTTTTGAGATGAATCATTGAGATTTTGCGCAACAGGCTCGCACTTATTATTAGATGTGATAATACGATAATAATCCTGTTTATCCGTACCCGATTCCGTGTCGTAGTACTCTATCCTATAGCCAACTAAACCATTATTTGCAAATATGGTTGCATCAGATGTTTCAAAATCGTTAGCATCTAAAACTACGCCTTTAATATTTGGATATGCAGCAAGAGTGCTAACATCCGTTATCACTCCCTTAATTTCCCTTGGTTTAATGTATATTGTATAGATGCCAACGCTGCCAAACACACTCAATGGCAATCTCAAATCATACATACCCATCAAGGGAATTTGACTGCCACTGTCGTCCTCGGCATTGCTTGCTGCCAATAAACTACTATTCAGTTTCTTAAAGTTTGCAAAATCAGCCGATTCTGTACTTCTTGAAGGTCTGTAATAATAATATATATCTACATCGTTTGATGTTATTTGTGCTGGTTTTTTTGTTCCAAAAACACCGCTCATTTTCTTCTAAAAATCTTTTATAATAAATATAGTTTTTGACTCTTTTTAAGTCAAGTTGTTAAAGGCTGAACAAACCATTTCTGTAGTTCTCCAAGTCTGAAAAAGTATTTACTTCACCTAAAATATTATGCCTTTCAAATGCGGCGCTTTCACTGCGTGTTACATTAACTGATATGTCGTTGGTTATATTAGCAATGCCTATTCTTGTTTCATCAAAGAAAGAATAAACATCTTGGAAATCATCATCATTGGCTTGTTCGTCAGAGTATTCAATATATGCTACAACTCCATTATCGGTCACAAATTCAGAATTGTCAGCATCAAAAGAATATGTATTAGTGTAAATAATATTCACGTAGTTAAAAACTGCTTGGCATTGGTAATATTTACCTCCATATGCAGCGATTTTACCGTTAATGGACTTTGACGGAGTTTCCAAAACCACGCCATTACTATATAAGGTGGAGTCATCTACTTCATCATCATATTCAACCCACCTAAATTCTGTATAGACGTCGCTGCACGGGCATAGATATTCGCTAATAAAATACTGATATATTTCTTTATAAATAATGCCTGTCCCCTCTATTGAGTTACCATCATCATCTACCTTTTTATCAATAACGTAATTAAATTCAATCAAATCACATTCCGTGGGTACATCCGTTACACTTATTTTTATCAAGCCATTACTTTCATCAAGCGTTTTTACTGGTGAGTAAATACTTTGTGTTGAATTGTAAAATTTAATTGAATTAAGGCTATTGCAAAATGTTTTATTGTCTGATATAGAGAAGCAGCAATCCCCCAAACAATAACGCATTTCGCCATTACTATGATTAACTTTATCATCAGCAATTATAAACGGAAGTAATTCAACGTTATCATCATAGCTTTTTCTTGTTCTTAATAAGGCCGATAATTGGCTTGATGTTTTTGATGTAATCTTGACTCCCGTTGAATCTTCATTTACACCTGTACATTTAGTCCAATGATTTAATACTAAGTTTCCATTAGAATCAATATCATCGAAATAAACCACTTTACTAACCTTATCATAATATCCTTTATAAAAAGAAACTACCATGGAATAGATGGGTGATTCGTGATTCGTTTGCCTCATTTGTAATGGCACTGTACCGAGTTCCTTGAATTTATTATATAATTCCTCTGTAATTGTAACATTGGTTGTATCCGAACCTTTAATTAGTTTATACACCGAACCCAATGGGTCGTCCTCACTAACATAACGTACCTTATCACCAACATAATAAGTTTTATTCGCAGTCCAATCTTCTATATAAGGAGTATCTTCACCTATATTTTCAATCTCACTCTCAAGCAATATAGGAATATTTAGATACGGAGACGCTGTTAATATACTCTCTTCGGTGCTGCTCAATAAATTATTCTTAAAATAGAGAGAAAAGTAGTAATAAATTATTTCATATTTTGTAGTATCACCTTTAATCCTGAATAGCCCTCTGAATTTATCAGCGGATTCATTTATGCATACATATGGTACCCATTGAGTGCCATCCCATGAATTTAAGCCGCCGTTAACCAATTTATTGTTTGTACTAGTTATGATGTATCCGTCTCCATACTCACAATTAGAAGTGTCAATTGAATTGAAATAGCTTTTTGAACAGGTTTCCATATCTTCGATTAATGGCAACTCAGTTAAAAAGAGCCAATTCCTTGAAAAGAAAAATTCTCTTCTGTCTGTAGTATCAGTCCCTATTTCAACCCACTTAAATTCATCTTTTCTTCTGCATAGTGCATAGAGTTTCGAATCTCGTATAAAATCAATCAGGAATTTATAATCCCCGACAAGCGTTTTATATCTAAGCACTTTCTCGCCATTGTAATTAGTTGATAATGGCAGGTTTTTACTTATATTATGCAGTTGTGAATAACTTAAATTAGAATAAGGAATCGAAGTTAGATAGTGGCTAAAATTTGAAAGATTACCACCTTTATCAGCAAATTTTATATCGTACGCAAGTTTACCCCAATCGGAGTAATCACCGCCATAATTTATGGTGGTATTACTTTCTTCGACCGTAGGCAATTTCCATGAATCCCTACTTTTAGCACATTCAAGTGCAACAGTTTTTTGAATGATTTCCATGTCTATTTTCCTTCAACGCCATTTATCCTTGGCTCCCATAAATTAAATACGAGTTTTAGATTTCCATCACTACCGCTTCCATTCAGGTTACCTATACGGTCAGCTAAGAACCACACGTAGCGATTTTTATTGAAATCATATTTCACATAAACTTTAATGTACATGTCATTAATAAGACGCTTCATATTAATGCCACCATTACTTTTACTGTAATTTACAGGAAAATTATTATCAACCTCATTAGTTTTGGGGTTCCATCTTATTATGTTATCCCATTTATCATAATCTACATTAGTCCAATAATTTGACTTCGTTGGCATAATAAATGGTATAGTCCTGCCATACTTAGCATGGTTGAATTCAACTTTCATATATAATGGAGTTAACTCGTTACCCTTAACTAAAGAAGGAAAAGCATATAAATAGAATCCTTCACTACAGGCGCTCATATTGTTTTTGTCACTACAACTAAATGTTGCTGACAATCTCAAAGACGTATCCTCGGCATGTTCTAATGATACTAAAACATCATCAGAGTCATAGTTTAAGGTCTTTTGTTTTACATATTTGTTATATAAATCACCTGTATCAAGAAAAATTGTTGAATAAAATTGCAAAGTTTGATTAGCTCTATCCCTTGAATCATAGAAAGACAAGCGTAAGAATGACTTTTGAAGAGATTTCTTTTGATAATATACATCCTCATCAGTAAAGCCTAAATACCACAATAAATCAGCATCCGAATCAGATAAGGTTTCCTTGCTATCACCATAGTTAGGCTTGGAATTTCTTTCTAAACCGCCATTATCAGATATAGAATAGTTATTCCATGCCATATCATCATCTGTTACCCATTCAGAATTGCCGTATACCCAACCATTACTGTCGTCATAATGCCTTTCTATGAAATGCAAATTGAATACTATCTCATTCAAATCAACCAATTCATTATCATTGAAATTATCAAATGCTTCAGGGTCATCGTCGTCGTATATAACGGGATAAAACATCCTCTTTTCGTAATCAACAATTTCATTGATTGAATTCGTTTTTTGTTCTTCCACAAATCCTTCTTCAAGCAAAGCTTCCTTTGCCATATTAACGGCAAAATTTTCTGCAATCGGGAAAGACACATGGCAGTGCCCATTTTCTCTGTATACTATTGTGGCTATCGTATATTCATCAGGTTTTACTAATGATAAATGATATTTTCCATCGCCACTAATATCTTCGTCTTCAACAAAAAACCTAACATCAGGTGAGTAGAAGTTTAAACTTTCGTAATTCTGAGAAATATATTTAGCGATTGAGTTAATTTCATCGTCATTTTCATCAAAAAAATAGATTAATCTATAAAGATTGGTTGTTTTATCTTCTAAAACAGGCGCCACCCATCCTTTTAATAATATTTCTTCTCCGTCACTATTTGCGAATTTAACTTCACCGTAATCCATATTATTAATGGCATTATTCATTATATATTTCCCATCTGAGGTTATTGATTCAGCTTCATGTATTATTCCATTGTATAACAATGAATCACCTACACACATTTGAGTATAAGCATCGTCAGATGAGTAATAATCATCGGTTAGGATTGCTAAGTTGTTAATATTATAGCGATTTTTAGGAAAGATATGTTCTGAAGACAAATCAAGTACTAAGGCCTTTCGGTACTCAATAGAACTATTAGGCATTAGTCTAAACTTGTAATTTTCAACGGATGCCTTTTCAACAAATAATGCAATATCGGGAAAAGATTCAATTTCGAAAGAGTAAGGAGATAACAATGAGATTTCCTTTGTTGTTTCTTCATAATAGTCTTCCTCACTCCTGACAACAATAACCTCATCGTTTCCCCTTAATTTGTGTGGGGTAGAAGTGGTTACAGTAATATACGAATGGTTGCCATCCGAATAATATAAATCAGAAATGTTTAATTCTACCCTTTCATAATTGAGCTCAGAAGTATTAACTTTAATCCTTAGCATGTCATATCCTCCTCTTCTGTATAGTCATAACCTGATATATCAGTTCTTTCGCCATCAACAATTAAATTAAGTACCTTAGAAGGTACCCCATTGCCGTATTGCAAGCCATAATCACCCTTTGGGTCTTGACGTTTCAAGAAGAAATTTATGGTTTTATGTGGGTAATGGGCTCCATTAGTAAAGACTGAATTATATAATTCACTATCAGTCCTTAACTCCGACTCAGACTTTAAATCTCTCCATATGTAACGTCCCGTGCCATCATTTAATTCATAGGCGTAGTAAGGTTTCTCACTATTATGTTTGAATAAATTTAGTTTATACACTTCTTCGGTTGCACGTGTTAAAAATTGCTCGTCAGTTTCGTCACTTCCTTGTTTTACATTCAGAAATGAATATGGGAAGGTGATAACAATATATTCAAAATTCTTACCAAAGACTTTATTAGTTATTAATGCAATATTGGTTTCAGCATTACCCTTTTTATATGCATATATTGTATTTCCAGCTTCTACATAATAGTTCTTATCAGTTTTAATAGTCACTTTTGTAGTTAAGCTGTTAGAGTTAAAGACGGCGCCAATTACAGTAAACTTCATTTTAGTGTGAGCACCTTCGTTTACGGCTGTGTTAAGTTCTCTTACTTTTACTCGATAATGTGCTTTATAATAATACCCTTCAGGAAATACATTAACAGGATAATAACGTGTTTCGCCATTTAATGTTGTTTGATTATAGACGTCCGAAACGGCCTGAAACGTACTTCCACTTTCATGTATTTCAAAATCGTCAGCTTGTATTTCGGAATAATGGAGATTAGCAAAACGACCATAAACTTTATTAGTCGCTTTATAATTTATATATTCACGCTGTCCCGTGTTAAACCTAAAGTAAACATCTTCACAAACAATCTCATCAAAAGCCTTAGGTCGAAACTCTACGATATCCCCTAAGAACTGATATTCATCATCATAACCTTTTATGGTTATTTCGGTGCCGTAATATTCCAGAGCCTTTGGGCTTTCTTTAATTTTAAGAATATCTGTAATTGGATTGTATGAGCTAAAGGTTTCAGCATCAGAAATATTAATGTTATGAATTTTGTGGACGTTGTAGTTGTCAATGAACTCAGGCAAATCTAAACCAGATGTCAATTTGCCGAAACAGTGCGAATATTCGACGCTATTGTCCTTAAAGTCAAGCGTCTCGGTCCAAACGCCATCACGTTTATATGCTCCATACCATTTATCATAACCACTATTATTTTTTACTATTGTTAAGTAAAATTCAGATAGCGGCCTATTAAGGTTATCCCTTAAGCCACTTAAATCTATATCGTCAGTGTAAACAAGTTGAATGCTGTTATCATTGAAAATCGTGCGTTCAAACGCAAGTTTATTAACATTACATTCAAAATCAACTGAAGAATATAAATCCACAAGACTATCATAATCCCCATAGATGCAGTCATTTTCCTTATAGACATCTGAGTTTTTGAAATTAGGTAAACGTCTAAATACACGAAAATAGTAATGGCTTGGTTCTCCATTAACAATTTTTCTTATTCGTATGTCGGTTAAACTCTTGCCTAAAAAGCCTTCATAATCTATAAGGTTATCATATGGAACGGTGAAATAATAATCATAATATTCTCCATTATAACCAACGTTGCTGATTTCAACCCTATTGGTTACATCAATTAAGGTTTCACCGTTGAATATTGTCATTTCAATCAAATCACCGCTTGTAAGATTGTTTTTGAAATGACTCCTAAACATGAATTCTTCATCTTCATTTGAGGGGACTGACACTAAATCGCATTTAATACCGTTATACTTTTTAGCATATGAATTCTTCTCACCAATTGAAATTTGATGTTGGATTAACTCATTCTGATAAAAACAATCCGAGGGATATGTCAGGCAGAATTTCCAATTGTATTCAAGTCTCGCACGTTTTTTATTCTTTTTCGGCAAAAACGAGAATAGTTCCCTATCAGGATACATATCTATCATCTCACAAGCCTTATTATTATTCATACACTTGTTAAGAGATACAGAGGTAGTGCCCGATACGTAATTAATTGTTTCTATGGTTGATGGGTTGATGAAGCCAAACCACCCATCACGTTCTATCAAATTTTGATTTATAGACTCCTTAAATGAATAAACTGTATCAGATTGATAAAGATGTTGTTCTACATTTTCATATGTGCTATAGGAATCTTCCTTTTTAGTGATAATCGACTTTGGTATTTTAATAGTGTCACCATTTCCATCTCTTTCATAATCAGAAAGAGAATTAAAACCACCTCTCAAATTATTAGCCGAGTTAAGTTTGTTTATTACATAGAACTCTTTATTACGTAAAGTATGGTTATTAAAAATGTCATAGCCACAGTGATAAACTAAGCCGCCAGCTTCAGGATGCGAAAAACCAGTATCATTTATTAATGACTCACGGTTAATAGCACTTCCACTCCCACTACCTTTATAATTCAAGTATTTTTTTACGGTTTCAGAGGTAATACTACTTATTGTTATTGCCTCACTTTCAAAAACTTGTATTTGTGCTGAGCCTTCATTGTCTGTTATTTCGGTTATTGCATTAAATAAGACATTGGTGCATAAAGGATTTATCGTAAAAATAGGCCTGTATATTTTAGAAGCATCTTTTTCAGAGAGATATTGCTCATATTCGTCTATTGTAGACGAAACAGAATCGGTGGGCAGAAGTTTTTCATTAACTTCCAACCCAATATTTACACGTTTTTCTGAAGTAGAAAAATTACTATCACTTTGTGTTCCTAACTCAATATTTCTCATTTCCTATACAATTTAACAATTGTTGTGCAACTATTATCAGGAGTTACGCTTAGCCACATCTTCTGTCTGTCCGCTTTGCCGTCATTAACAGGATACATTTTACGATTCTCCTCGTCATCACTTGATGCCAATTCAGTCCAACTATCACTAATAGCAATAACACTTTTTCCTACGGTAGTTTCTACCTGATATTTAAAGGCCTCAGCAAGACTTGATTTGCCTTGATTTTTTAATTCGGCTAAAGTGAATTTATCACTAACATCTTTCAATATATAGTTTTCAGTGCCAAATATGCCATTAAAACAATCTGTAGTGGTCACATAATCGCTTGTCACATTTCCTTTAACAATAAATTGAACATATGCATCAGCATTATCATTTCCGCTCTTGTCTTCACAGGTAAAGAATCTAATACGGTTATCGTATGTAAAATCATCGTCAGAGTCACTAAGGTCAGGGAATTTGCGGCTAATACTATTTGAGTATGTATTGCCATTGTAATTTACAGCTGCACCCTCGTCAACACTATATGTAAAGGATACGATACCCTCCGCTACGGTTCCCTCATTTTTCGCAACGGTAAATGTGAAATTACGGCCACCATTATCCTGTCTACCACTCACTTCGACTACATTATTGTCTATTGTTATTGAATCAAATTTTTTATTGTACAATATTGGATTCACAATGCATAATGCGCCTATTGCCGTATAATTGATTTTCGCAGAGCTTACCGAATCTGTTGGATAAATCAATTTAACAGCATTAACATAGAAAGGCCGATATATTGACGGTAGAAGTGCAGAAATTTCACTACCATTCAATGAAACTTTATATGGAGTCTTAGGGGTTGTCGCCATTTTATAATAACCATAAGTATGGTTATTGTCAGTTGTATTTTTACAATAGCCATCATTGCCGTATTGGACGACTTTACCATTAGCATCTAAATAAGATGTCGGTAATAACATATTTTCAATACTTACATGCCAATCGCTTTCACTATTATAAACTGTAGAATCCACACGAGAACTACTAACCTCTATGGCCGAATATGCATTATCCTCGTCTTCATCTCCATCGTCACTAATATAGATGCGTTCAGGGTTGCCAATAACAGTAGGCTTCAAGCTTGTGCCCGTAATCGTAATATTAATAGAATTAGACCTATTGCCATCATACAGGCTATTCCTAAAGTACAAGGCTTTCTTCAAACACCACTTTTGCTTTTCGGTAAATTTGCTATTTCTAAGTATTTGGCCTACCCATTCATCTCCGAGGCTTTTAATATCATTTACATACGATAAACTGTTGTCAAAAAACAAAATATCAAGCTGTGTTGGCATTGTCACAGTTGTCCCATTATCAACTAAAGCAGTTTTTAATAATGAGTCGGTAGAACCTGTGCATGTGTAAAACACATATAATTTGTATTTACTATTACCTTTCCAACATGGTAAAAATATATTATTCGAATTTGCAACTACGTAGCCACTTGATACCCTTGTCAAACCATCTAAATCATCTTTGATAAGAGCTTGTAGTTCATTGTCTTTTCTTGAGTTTGTTATATTATATAATATATATTTTTCATCGTTAAACAAACACAAAGCATCAATACCCCTCCAACTGGATATATTATAATAGCCACGACTTGTGTTAGCGTCAGAATACCAATTTGTTGTTATATCCTGAGACATTCCTTTTTTAAAGTTTTTTACCCCAAAAAGAAGATTTTCAATAGCATCAATTGTGGCATCAGTGATTTTGAAGTTAGTAGACGCATCACCCAATTCATCAGTTGACAATGTAATCTTATATGTGCCTGAAGGTAGATTTGTTATTGTAAACGACGAATAATCATGCTCAATAGCTGTACTGTATATAGATTTATTTGTTCGATTAATAACACTACCATTCATTTCCAACGGAACAAGTTTATTGGTGTCATTATCCATAATCGAAATCTTATAAGGGCCATCAGCATTAATAATGTCGACAGACACCACAGACCCATTGCCACTACAGCTACTTGGTGTATCTACATTTATAGTAAAATAATTAGCATCTTCACCATTAGTCTCGCATGATGCATAAAAATCATTGAAAAATCTATCAATGGCTGTGTTACCGTCAGAAAGGCCAAAATAAAAATAGAATGAATTATTATAAACAGGCATTGCAACAGTGGTACCTGTAGAATCACTCCATAGATACTTTTTTTTAGCAACATCGGTTTCTGTACCATCCAATCCCATCCTGAAATAATAATAGTCTTTGTTTACACTTTCCAAGGTTCGTATATGAGCGGATGCTTCTTTATTATTACCTAATGCATCATCATATTGATAATTCACATTGTAAGATGCAACAGGCTCATTTTTTTCATTGAAAAGCTTACCTCTAAGTTCACCGCCGAATCCATTGGGGTTTAAATATCTTAAATCATATTTGAGATATTGAGTACTTTCATCTCTTTTGGTTTTCAGCCCATTACTATTCATAGTAGCAAACATTGACCTAAAGTTAGAATCATTAATCTCATCTAATGATATCAATCCATTAGGTATTAAATAGCTGTATTTTATTTCGGAAGTACTTTGCTGAGGAATGGGTTGACGTTGTGACATAACAGCGCCAATCTCACAAATACGAATTAGATTGACGCAAGACTTAATATTGACAGCTGAATTAAAGCAGCCAATACCAAGGAAATGCCCGCCAGGTAGATACAATTCGCTCAAATTGTCTTTACCTTGCCTTGGCCCTCTATAACCCCAATCAATGCCAGCCGATTCGGTTACGGCGTATTCTTTTTTATCATCTATTTCAGCATCATAATAATCAGCATTCTTAGACCATGTTTTGTACGTTTCAAAGGTTTCTTCCTCTCCCTTGTCTTGCGCTGTTTTAATCTCTTCTTGAGTTGTGTGGCTTGCGGTACATTTATAGCCATTGCCTTCTCCGTTGTACATAAATGTACTTGTATCCAAATTAGTTGCGGCTAAGTTAGTAGGCATGAAATAAGTGGATGACGGAAGTTCCTTAAATGCTTGCGGAATACCCTGTTCATCACATTCATTCAAAGAGCCAAGAAGAACAATATCAGTTGCAAAAAGATTGCAATGTACGCCAGTGCTCAACCATTCGCACGGCTTGAAGTAATATACCTTTTGGCTTTTAGTTGTTGTTTCGGAATGGACAAATCCACCACCACCCTTATTGTTACTTAAAAAGATGGCTGCATGTTTTCGCCCTGCTGCTTTATGGCATTTTTGTTTAGTGTTATTACCACAACCGATAGGGTTTGTCGCAATAGAATATATGTTAGATTTTTCACTTTCAGCTTCATACGTTAAAGCACATTGTTGAACAAATCGCCTTGTTGTATTAAACGATTCTTCCATGCAGGCCTCTGTTTTAGCTTTAACTTTAATTAAACCAAATAAGTAACTTCTCTTCTTGCGGATATTTACAAACCATCTTGGTATATACAACATTCCGTTGATCCAATCGTTATAGAAATCAAATTGCATAACGTTATATTCAATTGCAAGATTGATTTCTACACATTGCATAAGGTAATCAGATTTATTTGTTATGCAATATTGGTCTTTTTCAGTGTCTGTTTCATTATTATTTTGGTATTCGACTGATTTAGAATCATTTCCATCTTCTTTTTCCAAGACCTCAAGGGTATTTTTTAATTTTCCCTCTGAGCAACCTGGTGAAAAATACCACCCATCCAAATCTGGACAAACGCCATCACCAATAGCCGCACATTTTTTTGAGGATTTAGAGTTAAACCAATTTATAAATGAAACAAGACGAATAATACACTTCAAAATAGCGCATTGCATAGCAAACATAAATGTAAGGTCAACCCTAAGATTGTTGTATGGAATAGGATTATTGCCCTCATTTACATTTACATTTTTGATACCTGTAAATTTACGATTCTTGTTGTTATTACCTTTTTGTACACGAGGTATGTATTGTTTTACGGTGTATAAGTTATTGTAGAACAAATCCCTGAAGCTTTGAGTGCCAAACTCATCGTCTTTTGTTTTGGAGCCAAATGCATAATCCAAATCTTCGTATGTATCAGGGTTATTAGGGACTAACACTTTGGCTAAATGGTTATTCATGTAGTCGGACTGGAAGTCATTCAATGACACTCTAAACCTAACTCTTGTTCTTGTTGGAAAGCCTTTTTCTTTATCATCAGACGGTACAAAATTACCATATTCATCCGTCATATAATAATCGAGATTCATAGGTATTTGATAGCACCATGTACCGTTGCCATCTACAAGTTGATTACCTTGAATTTGAACTTCCTCTACATCACCATCAATAGTTTTGCGTATCATTTCAATGGTGCCTGCGCCAGTAGTAAGTCTATCCATCTTACCCATGCGCTCAGTGGCGATACATTTCTTCGACACGCCGTTGCTTGTATCATCTACGATAAGAGAGCCAATAAAAACACAAGTGGGTTCAAATTTATATTGGATTTCAATATCATTACGAGTGATTTTTACATCGCTCTCATTTGTATCACCCCAAAAAGGATAAACATATACACTACTATTTTGTGATATGATTTGAGTGAGGTCATCAAGATTTGTATCACTCTTAAATTTATTTGCATTTTCAAATTGAGTGATATTATACCCCTTGTAAATCATATCACGAGGTTTTTGTGACAGATGGCCAATATCGGATAAGTCAATATCTACATGTATGGTTTGGTCTCCGACAGGCAATCCAAAAATCATATAGTCACCTGCATCGTTTGACCTTGTTGTGAATTTATAATACTTATCATACACCTCAACCATATTTTCATCATCCAAAATCATTCGCTTTGATGGGAATGTACCCACTGGAGTATGACAAGATGAAACTTGCGTATCAGGTAATAAGTTATATCTTACACCTTTTGTGTTCTTATCAAAAGTCTTTGTATACGGGTATAGTTCTGACAAAACCGTGTCATTGGCATCATCAGAATCAATGGATACAAATACTGAAATTTTAGCATTAGGCACACCCACATTGCCATTTGCTAAAACTCTACCTGCTACACAGCCATAATTGGATGTGTGCAGTTTATAAAAGTTTGAAGTATCTATTTTGAGGCTAAGTAATTCAAATACATCGTAGTCTCGATTGAGGTTAACATTAATAACCCTATCGGCTTCATCATTTGAATTAATCTTTGTTCGTATTCTATATGTTCTATTGTTCTCCGACATCGCCAATATTGTTCTTTTTTAAATTAAAGAATTTGGTAAGGCTAATCTTGCCATCCCCAAAGAAGGTTATATAAACAACGTATGCTAAAAGCAAAGGAAGGATTAATAACATTATGGCTATTATAGCAATCTTTTGAGTATAATGTTTTATTTTTTCCTTCGGTGTAAGTTTTCTATGTTTCTTCTCGTTTAGTCCAAGCTTTTCGTAAAGCTTATTCAGTTCTTGCGTTGTTGTGCAGTTACATGACATGTTTTATCAAATCTTTTATGGATACCTTTTAGGTAAACGTAATCATTTAAAAATTTTGCACTGCCACTTGTATGATGGTAAAACCATAACTTTAATTTCGTAAAAAAGATAATTCGTTTTACCTTTCGTTTAGTAACGGTATTTTTAGTGTTAGGTTCGTAAGTAAATAAAAAAGCCAAGCCCGCTATACTGCCGATAATTGCACCTGATATGGCAATTATTATATAATGTAAAAATGTCCTAAAAAGATAACCTTTATCAGTGTACAGGCGGCTTTTAGCTTTCATTTATCGTGTTTTTACTCTAATTCTTATATCTGTGTCATTTTTAATCTCGAACATTTCATCAGCTTCACTATTGAGAATATAATCAGAGGCATTCAAATCAACTTCGCTTCTTTCGGAATCTTCTGTTTTATCATAACCGTAATCATCCTCGGTTAGATAAACAGTTTGTTGGCTAATTTTTGTTTGAGAATATCCTGTCCCAAACTCATTATAAACCCTTAAATCAATTAAATTTAATACGCCATCAACATTGGTGATTTCTTTTTGAATATCACTAACATAGATATCTTTACCAAGGTCATGATTATTGATATCCATGTAGCTTTTAATGGTGTTGATTACGCTCTTTACGACCTCACCTGAGTTGTAGTTTTTATCAACATATAAATCGGCTTCAAATGAGAGGTTTACAATCCTACCACTCTTGATTTCAACGAAATCATTAATACTTCTATAATGCGATAAGTAGTTTTGGATATTTTCTACTAATTGAGAAGGAAGAACATCACTCAATTGGCCGAGATTATCGGTAAACATCAAGTAAATCATTACCTTATTGTTTTCCTCCAAAGCGCCGACTCTAAATGGACAACCATATCGAGGTGGCATTTTTAGGATACGGCTAATGTAATCTTTAACAGTGACACACCTTTCTTGTGCCGCATTATTGTATTTAATCATATTGCGAATTTCTTCAACAGAAGGTGCATCTTTGCCCGATACTGAAGGAATAGTATTTGTGACAGTAATACTACTTAATATTGCGTCGGCAACCTTTTTATCTTCAGAAGTTACGGGACATGTTTTATTCGATGCATCCAATTTACTGATTGTAGTGATTGTGCCCGTAGCAACATTTGAAGCCGCACCACCACCCACTCGGTAGCTGATATACATCGTAGTTCCTTCTTTAGGCAGTTTTCCAAGAAAGTTGTTTCTAATCATTCTTGTAATTTGATTTTTAGTGAAATCGCCCGCTTTATCAATATCTACATCTTGTCCAACTTCATCACCACTACCAAAGATAACTTTCATATAGCCGTTATTAGTGTATTCTGTGATGAATTTTTGAGTTAATGGTATCCATTGGCCCTTTGTGATTGAATACGAAGGAACGTTTACACCTTTTTGAGAAACATAGTAGCCATATTCATAGGTTTTACTTTCACCAACTTCTTGATTACCACTCGATGTAGTACTAATATCGTCTCCCCAACGATACTGTTGCAATAATGAGTCCACTTCAAAAAATCTATACGTATCAACACCCGAAATCGAGTCTTCAGCTGAAATAAATTCAGCTTGTTGCATGAATTCAGAAGTTAATGGGTCTGATTGAAAATTAGCACCATCCTTGAATATAATACTGTCTACATTCATTACATTCTTCTCAGGAATGGTAATTTCCATGAATGGAGTTATTTTACTGCTTGTAATTGCCATCTTATAGGTTTTAGTATAACCTGCAGTAGCAGTACAAGTTTTTGTAACGATATATCGTTTTACGATATTATTTGAATCAGTAATAGGGGTAATTGTGCGGTTAGAAACCCCATTTTCATCAAACTGCAAAGTGAAGTCCAAGTCTTCGGTCGTTTCAAAATATTGCCCACTATTAGATTTAATCCTTGTGCCTTTTTTGATTACGGGAGCATAAGACCAACTCGGCATACCGTTAGTTGAACTTGAATTAGCAACCGAACTACTAACGGGCAAACTGCATGAAAATTTGACTTCAGTCATTGATGCTTTAGGTCCTGGAACTTTGAAACCATTACTACGGGCTAAAGCGTAAACAGAACTTTTTGATTGAGCTGAATCCAAATTAGTTTCATTGTAAGCTCTATCAATATAGTAACTAAGGTTATCAGCCACAGCCGATACTAAATCAACCATCCAACTGCCAACAGAAGAATCATTGAAGTCATTAGCAATTTCAGGGTAGTATTGTTCTGTATATGTTTTTAAACTTTCTTTATAATCATCGAAAGTCCTACTTAAATATGATATTTTTTTATTTGACATCGTATTACAACTTAACTGCTAATACTTTATTTTCTGTTGTATTACCTTTTTGCACAGAATATGTTATTTTCAAAAAAACCTTTGTTTCATCAGTGGTATCACGTAGCACCTCTATATCATTAAGTTTTGTATTTTGCACATAACAACTAACTGCTGTTTCAATCTCGGATTTAATAGAAGACCACGTGTTATCATCGCCCATTTCAAAAATAAATTTAATTAAATCAGTGCCAAAGTTAGGCATCCTTATTCTTGTTCTTTTAGGGGTTAAAATAACATGCAAAAGTTCGCTTGCTACTTTATCATCAAGAGTCTTATTCAAATCAACAAAAATGCCATCTTGATTATCAGTAGTGAATGGGAACTTAATACCGTAATATCTTCTAATTTTACTATTTGCCATTTAGCGAAAAACGTTTAACAATAAATAGTTAACGATTAAATTTGAATTTTAATAAGATATACCTTTTGAAAAAGAAAAAAGCAAGTAGAAAACTACTCGCCTTGATTTTTCTTTTGTTCACTTTCAGTCCATGACCTAAAACCAATATTACCTTTTTGATAGGCTTCTATTTCAAGTCTTTCCAAACGTTTATCATCTACAATTCTATCTCCATTATAAGCCCTGTTTCCAAGCCTTCCCTCAATATTCTGTTTATGATGAATAAGTTCGTGTGCAATAGACCTTAAAACATCTTTTGCAAGGCGGTTATGTGTAAAAACCACAACCTCTTTGTTGTCAGGGTCATAATAACCTGTTTTTCCGAACGCTTCGTCTTGGTGCTCATTCGTAAGGATTATTTTAGGGAATGGTTTCACTGTATAGCCATTTTTGGCCATAAAGTGAACCAATGAGGTTATATATTTTCGATATTGATTAGAATTCATTTTTTTAAAAGCCTTATCCTTCAATAAATAGCTTTTAATATAAAAAAGAGGTGCTTAAAAATAAGCACCTCTTCTTAGTATTATAGTTCGTTAGAAATATCTACAAATATAGTCCCGTCGGAGCGTAGTATTCGTTGATTCAAAGAACCCTTGAATTTCAAGCCTATTACATGTTCATCAATCTTAAATGGGCCATCAACAATGTAATCACACATAAGGGCTGTTTTGGCTTGAAAATCATTCAACGTTTCAACGTTGTAACCAGTCCAAAGCCATATATCCTTCTTATTACCGAATCTCTCTCTAAAGCTTTCGATAACATGCCTTACGGCTTTAACATTTGGCTCTGATAATGGTTCACCCCCAAGAATTGATAATCCTGCGATATATTCAGGTTCAATTGATTTTAATATTCTTTCGATTACTTCATCTGTGAGTGGTTTACCAAAATTATAATCCCATGCTTTTGAATTGAAGCATCCTTTACAATGGAGATTACAACCTGATACGAATAGAGCGGTCCTTATTCCACTCCCATTTGTTGTGCAAAAGTATTTTATGTTGCTATAATTAGTTTCTGCCATAACTGATTATTCTTTTGATTTAGAGCAACATGTACATTCTTCATCATAACAGTCCGTATGGAGAGTTCTTGAATAGATATCATCCAAACGGCCAACATTCGTATTACCTGCATTTACAGTGCCGATATAACCACAGAGCCTACATACTACATGCATTTTGGCATCATCTGTATTTCCGCATTGAGGACAGGTGAATTTGAATTTGCCATCATCAGTCTTGGTAAGAGGAATTACACCTTCATAACCACATTCGTAACAAGTACCGAGACTTCGATTAATTTCAGCATAGACAATGTGTTTATCCATGTGCTTAATCAGCGTTTCAATTGCCTCAGTGTTATTAGTTAAGTCAGGAGTTTCAACGTAACTTACTGCACCACCCGAAGAAAGAGCCAAATATTCACCTTCAATTTCAATTTTTTTGAATGCGTCAATGGTTTCTCTTGGGTCTACATGATAAGAATTGACAATATAGTCTTTATCAGTGATTTTATCAATCAAACCAAAATCTCTACGATTGGCAAGAGCCATCTTCAGTGTCAAAGATTCAATCGGGGTGCCATAGATAGAATAGTTGATATGGGCAAAATTGTCTTTGTCGGTTAGTTTATAGAAGCAACCCTCTTCAGTCTTTTCAATATAGACAATGTAAGTTGAATTATCATTAAGAGTGATATCTTGAGTTGTGTAAATTTTATTACCAATCAAAATGCAATGTTTGCTATCTTGTTGTAGTTCGTCCCATACTTCTGTTGGGCATTCTTGGGTATATATGTCAGCTTCATCCCCAATATAATCACCAACTTTCTTCCATTCATTACAACGTTTATTCAAATATGCAAGAATTTCTTTTGATAATTTACGGCCTTCATCGGTTGTGTTGGATTTGCCAATAAGAGCTTGGCAGGTTTCAAACAATCCTGCGTAGCCAAGACTCATAGAAGCTCTTTGAGGATATTTCTTCATTAAACCACCAACGGTATCTTCAGCACCAATTCTTGCTAATGCACCATATTGCCAAAGAATAGAAGAGTTTTTACCTTTAATACTTGCGCATTGTTTATACCTGAATACCAAAGCCTTACGGCAAATTTCAAGCCTTTCGTTAAGAATCGAATAGAATTTTTCAATTCTCTTTTCTTGATTATCGGGTTCGGCTTCCAATGCTTCAAGACCAATATATGGAAGATTGATAGTGAATACACCGTTATTCCAACGGCCATATACTTTAGGCTCTATGATAGTTACTGTTTCATTATCTTTAGCTATGAGCCAACCAGTATTGCCTCTGAAATTAATTCGGTATTTTCCAAATTTATATTTACCGTTGGGAATATTTTCGAAGCTCTTTTTATCAACGAATGTGCCATATGGATATGCAATTTCAGGGAAAGTTGTATCGGCTATTTCTGAAATACCATAATCATCAAGAAGTGATGCACCTTCGACCCAATAGAATTCCTTTGATGCAGGATACGTTCTCATTTCCCATATTGGTGCGAGTAATGAGCGACAACCCATCGAAGGGATAATTTGTCCTTTCTTAACCTTACGTGTTTCTCTCTCGGAAACAATATCAGGTTGCATTCTTGTTGAAACACATTTAGCAGCCAATTTAGTGAGCTCGTAATATGGGTCAGAATCGTTAATATTCAAGCCGTCGCAAGTCCAATACAAGAGTTTGGGGAACAATGGGGAAATGTAATGACCTGAAGCATCTTTTACACCTTTAATTCGACGTTTGAAGATTTCTTCTATTAACATTACAAAATCATCAAGCTCTTGCTGAGTTTGGGCTTCCCTTAAACACAAATTATTTGATACAAATGGGGTTTGCCCATTACTTGAACTATGGCAAAGAATTTGATATTGATAGGTTTTCACACCCTCGTAAATTTCTTTTCTAAGAAGCTCTTCTACTTCCTTGTTTATCTTGTCAGTGTTATAAAGACCTGTTTTAATTCCAATTGAGTTGAGCAATCTTCTATATTTTTTGATAGAAGGTTCTTCGTTTGAATATCTTTCGATAATGCTTTTTCTGATGTTATTGCGAGAATAACCAATAAAGGGAAGCAGATGCGACCATGATACGGTTTGGCCACCATATTGCCTACCTGATATGATTAAATTTACTTGTGCCAATAAATTACATGCCGTGCGGAAAGGAGTATTTTCATTGGGTTCAATTTTTGTACTTTGCATTTGAAACCCGTTTTTGAACATATCCTCAACATTAATCAAATCACAATTATGCATCTTGTTAATCTGATAGTCTGCATCATGAAAATGTCCTAAACCACGCTTATGTAATTCAAGAACATCCTTAGGAAGAAGCTTATTTGTGAGTGATTTGCTTAAAATGCCTGCAAAATAGTCACGCATTGTACCATTGTCATCAATGTTCTTATTTGCATTGTCACCACGAAGTTCAGAGTTACCGCTAAGAAGCGAGAGTACTTTTTCTTCATTCTCCGTGAACTTTTTAGTTTGTTTTTTCTCTTCACGACGTTTGATATACGCCTTCAAGACATTATAACGATTATGGCGTGTTAATGCCATTTCAACAAAATCATCAATTGATTCTGTACTAACATTAGTAAAACCATCTAAACGTTTTACGACAGTGTTGATTACTTTCTCAAACTGCTCATCATTCATTCGCAATGGCTCTTCAAGAGACTCGTTGGCAAGCCTAATTGCTCGCCTGATTTTATTCAAATCAAAGTCTTGTTCTGAGTCGTTCCTCTTAATGACTTTCATTATTTATTTGGAATCTTTTATATTATGATTTATTATTTCTTGTCTTGAAGTAAAATTAGGGATGTAATAATATATACTCCGAAAGCAAGAAAAATCTATGTTAAAAGAGCACCAACTATTACCTATTTTTGTAACCAACTGATGCTCTTTAAATTAAAAAATTTGTTTAACTATTCTTTAGTTTTTAACCTCTAAGGCCTTTAGTTAAATCCTTTCGGATATTATCTTCAACGTTCATCGCAAATTCATTGTAGTCATCAATGCTATTGAAATCAACAGTGTTATCGCAATTAATCGTGCAAGTGCCGTTATTAAATGATATGCCATTGAGTGTCAAACCTGCAGCGCCGCTACGGTTTTTAAGGATAGCAATTGTTGCTTGTTTGTTATCAATATCATTGAGGGAGCGGGTAATACTCATTACTACCTGAGCGACCTGTTGTTTGCCAATAGAACCGCTACCTTGGTCCATTGTAATCAATTCAGAGGAAACCGAACCACGATTACCTTGTGAAGGTATCCACATGGCAACATTCAACTCTTTAGCACCATTTTCAAAAACACGCATTGTCTTGGTTTCTTGGTCCCATTTTTGTTGATTACCACTACCCTTTTCGGGAGCAACACACTCGAAGTAGTCAATAACAATCATATCAGGCTTAAAGCCTTCATTGATAAATTTCTTTCCTATTCGCACAATGTCGCTTGCGGTTTTTTCACCTGTATTAAGGTGAAGGATTTTGATATTGTTTTTAATCAAATCGAAATCTTTGTGATTTTTAAGGAGTTCCCTTGCCCTTTCGGTTGTTTCGTCATCCTTATTGAGGTCTTTGGTTTCAATCTGAGTTAATCGGCCAAAGTACTTACGATTGATATCACGCTTAGTGTCCTCAAAAACTATATGCAACACCTTATAACCCTGATAATCATTCTGCTGTGATTTTATAGTTGCGGCTGCAGCGGAGAATGCAGTTGTAAGAGATGTGTTGTGGGTTACAATGAAATCCTTAGTTAAGAATAATTCATCCTCAGCATCAACTTTTATACAACTAGCTTCTTCTTGGCCACATGGCTCAATACTTTTTATGAATCGTGCTGTGGCATAGAATTTTCTATACCTAACTCTGTCCTGTTTTCGTTTTAGTCTGAAAACGGGAATAGAATCATCAACCAAACTAAAGTGTACCTCGTAATGCATTCCGCAATCTCGGTATTCTTTGTATTTTTTATTGAAATAGCCACGTTTCTTCTCTGTTATTGAGGCGAATCCACCAAGAGACAAAACTAATGTTCTCACATCTTCAGCTAGCTGCTTTGATTTAGTTGTTATAGAGCAATTTCCATTCAAGCCACATGTTCCGTCAGAATCCATTAAACCATTTAAAATAGCAATTCTATTTTTTTTAGAATTGAATAAAAAGTCCTTATGGATAAATTTATGCTCCGCTTTGCATGGCGTTCCGTAATATGACTTTAATTCATTTTTAAAATCACTTCTAAAATCAATACTTGTAGCACGCCCCTTATGGCGCTTAATACCGAATTTAAATTCTTCATTCGTTAAAAGGAGCACTACGTCACTTAAATCTTCTTCACCTACAGTTATAGCACCTCTACTAAAACAACCATCCCCAATAAAATAACCCATTAAATATGGATTTATACGCAAAGGTATTTCGTTGAATTCTACAGGATTGGCCATAGGTATTTTGAAGTTATAACTATGTTGCTTCCCATTTTTATAAAGACCCTTATTCATTATTTCGCCTAAAGTAAGTGTCTTAAATGAATAGTCAGGTTTGCGTATGGTTTTTCGGCTTCCTGGTATTCTTTTCCATGTGCTTCGTTGATAACGGGAGTTTACATTCCATAAATGCTCCTTGTCACAACGCACAGAAACACCGTCATTAAATCTAACCTCATAAATATCACGTACACCTTGGGGATATTTGCCAATAACGGTATGGCCATTACCATCACGCCCTAAAACCATATCACCAACGTTGATTTCTCCCATTGTCTTAGGTCCATCAACAGTGTAAACGATTTCACTATTAGGCAGTGCTTTACCACTACCCATAGCCGCCATAATAAGGCCTAATTTGCCCTTATCAAGACCACCACCAAGGCAGTCATCAATCTTAGGAATACCTGTAGGAATGCTTACAATATTTTCTTTTGAAAGGTCTTCGTCAATACTATCCAAAGGCGAACCTGAATCTTCATGCTTTCGTGTGATTGCATTTGCTTCAATAATCATTCTTTCGCATTCGGCGTATTTTGACATATCACCATCGCCTGCTACTCGTTTGATTTCATTGGCAATTCTAATCCAATTTTGCTGTTTGAAGAATTTTTCGGCCATATCTTCAACTTCGTCGATACCGTCAGTGGTTACTTCACGAAGTTTTTGAATAGCCTCATCATAGCATTGTTTATCATCATCCGTACTTGCAAGTTCATTCAATTTGATTGCAAGAATATCGTATGATGCAGTTGAATCATGCTTTGAATAGTATTCTCTCATTACACCCACGATAGTCTTCAAATAAGACTCCGTGAACATATTTTGATCAATAATCGGAAATAGGTCTTTAAAGAAACTTGGCCGTTCTATAAAGGCGTTGATTAACTTATATTGAAAATCAACGCCCAAGAAGCCAAGAGTATTTTTCTGAATCTTAGCCATAATACTCTTTATCGCTTTGTGTTAGTTAAGGCTAAGATTAAAGTCCACGGAAGTATTCTGCGGTTTTCTTACGATATTGCGCTTCAAGACTGCGATACAACTTATGGTTTTCCTTGCGAATATCAAGATTGTATGTCTTGTTACCAAAGTCAATTGTGGTGTCGTACTCATCAACATCTTCCTTACTGCAAACAGTGCAAAGTTGGCGCACGATTTGCGGAATAAGGTCGGGCTGAGATGCAATACATTTGTCAAGGATTGCTGATTCTACAGGGGCGAAGATGCCGTTGATGCGGTATTTGTTCTTCGAATTCGAAAGGTCGATGTTTGTGCGCACAAAACGAGGATAAACATTTCCATCCCAAGTCTTTGAGATAATCTCACGGCCATTGTCAAGGAAGGCAAACTTCAATACGCAAGGGATTTCGGAATCATTCTTTGTGGAATCACTAATGTCATAGTGTTTTTCATAAGGAGTAATTTCACCATCAAATACAGTGAATACTTCGTTGGTTGTTGTGATTACAGCGAATTCAGGTACGCCATTCTTAGTTTGAGGATGTTTTGCAACGTAGTCTTCCATATCCTCAACGGTTTCAAACGAAAGCGGTGCAGCATTTTCAAGGTAGATTGCTGATTTTTCCTTAAGGTCTTTGTCGATAAGGTCAACGCATGAATCGATTGTTTCTAAGAGGTTAATTGAGTTGTATGCCTCACGGCGAAAACCGTTAATACGGAAATAGCGCTGACAAATAATGTTGTCATTCACTGTGAGCTTAAACTCGAAGCGTTCCACCTTTGGTGTAGCCTGTGTTTCGCTTGTCATTTTTTCAGTCATTTCTGTTTTAATTAAAAATGTTAAAAAACTAAAATTTCAAAAATTAATCAAAAAAAGTTGATTGGTTTATCACCACTGCTTCTTCTATTTCAAATATACAAAAAGTGCTATTGTTTTAAGCTTTCTTTAAATCTCGAAATCTCTTTTTCTTCAAGCCTTTTGAAAGGCGAGAAAAATGAGGCAAATCTTGTGTTGCTCATTAAATCAGTAATACCATCTTCAAGAATATATCCATATAAATTCCCGAATGAGCGGCCATTGGGGTCTTGTGGGGCGTACATCATCGAATCCATCACTTTTTTCGCTTCATCAGTCAATAGCGGATGTTTCAAATCTATAATTTTTTGATTGATTTCATAAAAATCACCGCTGTATGGTTTATTGGAAATTCCATTGATTATATTTTCATAAACCTTCAAGGGTTTCTTTTTGGCATTTAAGCGCTCTGTAATCAATTCTTTTGTCCTTTCCAACACATTCTCCACTGTAACCTTTTTCGTGCGAAATTCAGGCATTAAATTAGCAAATCCGACATCCGACAAGCCTTTAATGTTACCAATATTATCACTATTGTCCCCACAGAAGATTTTTTTGACTAATGTATTTTCGTAGTGATAGCCAAAATAGTCTTTGAAATTGTCTTTTGTGATAAATTTCTTTTTATTTAGCTCGTATATTGCAATATCATCAGCCAATAATTGGGTTAAATCAACATCACCAGACATAATGTATATTTTCTCATTTGGCTTCTTATTGATGCAATAATAAGCGATTAAATCATCACCTTCAACAACTTCATCCATATAGCAGCGGATGTATAACTCTTCAAAATATTTCATTAAAGAGTCACGTTCCCTATCAAAGTTTTCATCTACAAGTTTTTGATAATCACCTACAGGTTTTTCTTTTTTATTTTTTCCATAGATATAACTTTGCATCCTTTTGAGATTTTCATTATACTGTTTTGCGTACTCTGAGGCTCCGTATGATTGATAATGCTTGTCTCTGTTTGCTTTATATGGTTCATATAGTTGGTATCTCAATAAACCACTATATTCATTATCAAAAAACACATACACATAATCAGGATTAACCTTATCAACCATCATTTTTAGTTGAAGGAGAAATTGAAAGATTCCGCCTACATGAGTTCCATCTGAATTTCTTGTAGTATCAGCCATACACCTGAATAGTAGGCTGCCGCCATCAACAATTATGGTTCTTATGTCTTCTTGTTTTATCATTTCAGGATGTGTATCTTGTATTTTTTTACGAACAGGCTGTGCCATTCTTTGTTTTCTGTTGAGTTTCTTCTTATTATTCAGTATATTTCAAATATATTAAAAATAAGAACATGAAGTCAAATAAATCGGAATACCATCCTCTTGACGTACTAGTATTTAATGATGCTAAGCGACAGTTTGAAACTAAAAGCATGAAGTTGCAGCTTGTCCCTGATATAGAGCATCTTTGCGCCCTTGGTAAATTGTATATAACGAAGCCTAATAAACAAAAAGTTGCAAAATACGTTATTGAGTGCGGTGGCCTAAGATGGTTTGATGCCAAGGCTCATGCCGACCACATATTTCTTGCTCTTAGCATGATTGATACATATATAAACACTATACGCAATGGTTTTTATGTAACTGAAGGCAAATGCCCTAAAAACATTGAACTTACAAAACTTCTGAATGATGAATTTAAAGAGACCAACGAAGGAGGAGAGGTTACAGATAATTAGGGAGACATTTATTACAATGCCCGAATTTAAAGGTGTAAATGATATACCCTCGATACCTGTTACCGAAAAACAATTTTATCAAGATATTATCATTCCAAATTTAATTCGATGTGGAGCAATTGCTAAAAATCAATTAGTAAAAGGGCATACCTACATTGGCACTTGTAGGAATGCTGAAGAGGCAGTATGGGATGGGGATAAATTTATTTATCAACGATATAAATTTGGAATTGTTTTCCCTGAAGAAATAAATCATTTCGAAGATGATGATGGTTTTGATGTGTTTGTCCCTTTGTATGAAAAAATGACTGACTCTTGATTGAATCAGTCATTTTTCATTATGTGGTATTGTTAAAAGAACTATAAATAGTCTTTTAATTAGTTTCCTCTTCTACAAAGGTGATATCTTCAGCAGTTGCACCTGCGAATTTTTCAGCCATAATCTTCGGAATGTAGGTTTTCTTGTATTCATCAAGCTCACTCTCCGAGATGATGCCATTGTGAACACAACATACCGTACCGTTGTAAGAAATATTGTAGGGGATTGGTAATTGGTTCTTAAAGACGCTTACCTTAGTCAGAGTACCGTATTGATATTCCTGCCCTTTGTAGACAGCTTTAAGCTTCTTTGTGGAAGCTTTAGCCGTACCACCGCAGTGGATGCCAAGGCGAGTTGCATAGAAGATTGATTTGCCGCCACTGTTTTCAACAGAAACAGCGCCACCCATTGAGTTCATGTTGTCTTGCCAAATCTTGTTTACAACAAGGAAGCCGTTTGAGTAAGGGGCATCAATTTCTTTTGAGGCAGATATGCGTGTAAAGATGTTTTTGAAAGCAGTAGCAATAGAGTTTGCATCAAATTGGTTGTTACCCGTTTTTGACATATATGATTTCCATCCTGTGATACTGCCAACAGAATCCCATACAAAGAACAAAGGCATGGGAAGTTCACCATTGTCTTGCTTATCAAGGAAAGTATTCATGATATATGCAATATCTTCGATGACGGCAACTTTACGCTTCTTAGATACCTTTTTACCTTGCGAATAGTCCATATCACCACAGAATTCACACATTTTTGAGTTGGTAAAGAGGAGGTAATTTCCTTCCCAGTTTACAATTTCATGCTTAGTGGTTACTTCGCCCGTCTCTTCATTGGTATATTCTACATCTTCATAGACGGGTTCAATTTCCATACCACAATCTTTGGCGTATTGAAAATCAAAGTTGCCTTCGGTTTCAAAGATAATAGGCAACATACCTTGATGCATAGCGCCTGCAATGGCAAGATTTTTAAGAGTACTCTTACCTGTATCAGACCATCCACGTAGAGTGATTACACCACGAGAGAGAGGAATACCAGGCAGCTTGAGTGCTTCTTGATATGCGGAGGGCATCACAATCCACTCCAACTCTTTGTCGGCGGTGTTGCTTTTTTCTTCACCGCCGAATATCTCGTTCTTGAAACTCTTAATGTCGAATTTCTTGACTTCTTTTTTCTTTAAGGGCTGTTTTGCCATAAGTTTTTAATTTTAAAAATTGACAAATTAAATATTGAGAATTTTTTTGAGAAAAAGGTGGATGAACGAGTTTAATTTTCATCAAAATCATCCACCCACCTCTATAAAGTTTAATTACATTCAATTAAAAGGGAAGCGTATCATCATCCACGGAATCAGTAGCAGGGGTTACAGTTAAAGGAGTTACTTCAGGAAGAATAACCTCATTGCCTACTTCGGCCTCTTTCGCATCATTGAGGATTTTAGCTTCGGCAGCTGAAATTTCTTCACCCGCCTTATTTGCTTCATCTTCTCTCTTTTGGATTTCTTCTTGTTTAGCTTTGCTTGCTTCAGTCTTATTGATCCATTTCTTTGTTGGTTTATCAAAGAAAGGCTCTCCACCATCTTGAATAACAGCCAAGTAATCGTAGGGTTTGGCAACAAACACATCATTCCATTTCTTTTCATCGTTCACCCATTTGGCAATAGTTTCTTCATCCTCAGCAAGAGGTGTAGACTTTTTGACCATGGTTATACCAATAGCACGTTTGTCGGTGAGCTTGCCTTGCTTGTCTACGATAGCATGAATTTTAACCTTGAAGTCGTGACCTGTGCGCAAATCAAAGATGTTTTCAGGTGCCTCACCTTCCTCGGCACATTCTTCCTTGTAATTACGGTAGATTGCTCTAATTTGATTTTCGGGGTCTTTTTCGTCGCTACGCAGATTAAATTTCCAAAACTTGGGACCATCTGCTTCTTTGCTACGTTCAATGCAGCGGATAATACACTCCTCATTTGATTTATTTTGGAGTGAAATCTCCTTGTAGCGTTGCGCAGCAACAGTGTCACCTTCTTCTTTCTTTTTGAGGAAAGTTTCGTAAGCTTTTTTGTTTACTTCACAGAAAGGGCATTTGTGCCCCAAAATGTCTGAATTGGGAAATTCATTCTTTTGTAAACATAGATACGTTTTCTTTTTAGAAGGAACGTAGTGAGTATGGACGTGTAGAAAAGGCGTCGATGAATCCTTATCAATCGTCAAAAGGCGGATACGAATGTCTTTTGAGGTTTCTCCATTCTCCAATCGTGAGTTAAGATAATTCTTTACATTGAAAGGAGTTTTGTTATTGAAATTGGGATTAATTTTGTTTTCGCTACCTTCGATAGCTTCAATTGAAATGTTACCGCCAGATTTTGTTGAATCTAACATCTAAGTTTAAAGTTTTTATTGAAATTTTATTTTTAAAAAATTATGTTGAATTTTGAAGTACTTCTCAAAATCAAATGTACAAATTTTATAGTGATTTTATTCTCACCATTTGTATATAAATATAAAAATAGCAGTAAAAAACTATGCAAAATGTCGATTTTGCATAGTTAAATATTGAATATTTTTTTCTTCCTTAAAGCTTCATTGCATTGGACAATGTTTGGTTATAAATAAAGTCATCATCATCTAAAGAATCAGCAATTGCCCTCCAATTGGTATCACCATTTACATCATTTGCAGTGATAACATATTGGCCTTGTTCCTTGCCATTATCATCATCTTCAGTACGATAATTCGACGTGGCTTCTTTTTCTTTCCAATATTGTTCAGGGGTTACGTTGAACGGATACGATTTTGTAGTTTGCATTGAAAGCTTCTCAATTTGAGTCGGATTTCTCTTTTCAAATTCTGCTTTCAAATCTTCAATTTTTTTATCATTATCCGTAATGTATTTTTCAAATGCTTTCAGATGACCTAATACTTCGCTGAATTTATTACCGAGTTTTTCAATGTCTTTTTCAGTTTCATCCTGCTTATCGGTTAAATCAGTAATATCAACCACGTCATCATCTTCAGAAGGCTCGTCGCCTGTAGGTTCTTGCCCCATATCATCCATTGTGGGTTGTGCAGCATCACCTATTTGTGGGTCAAATCCTTCGGGGCCATTAACACCCTGCTGTGGTATTCCTGCATCGGGACCTATAGGGGATTGATTCATGCCTTGACCTTGTATGGGCATAGGAGTACCACCTTGGCCGCCATCATCCATAGACATACCGTCAGGAACAGGAACGCCACCGCCCCCATTCATGGGGGGTTGTTCATCGCCACCCTGCTCTTCGTTGTCATCATCGGCCTCATCAATGTTATTGCCATTGATTACCGTATATTCGAGTATTTGCTGAAGCCTTTTCTTGGTTTCTTCAAATAACCTTTTATCTACTTCTGCTTCCATTATCTATTAACCAAAAATTATTTGTCTATTATCTTCGGCTAAAATAATTTTATCTTTTCTATCTTCGGTTCTTTCAATGAGGCCTTGTTCTTTCTTGATGTATTTCACTTTGGCTCCCTTACTTTGATTGATAGAATCAATAAGAGTTGCAGCCTTAGCCATATCGTTTGAGTTATTCATCGCCATTGCTATCAATGTTTTCTTCTTTTTTATTTTTAGGGGCTTTTTTAGCCACCTTTTCTTTTTCTTCATTCTTAATTACAGATTCCTCTGCTTGAAATGAATTAATTCCTTTTTGTGCCCTCAGAATAGGTCTTCTAAGGTTTGAACTTTTTTTAGGTACGAACATGTTAATCCGTTGTCTTATCTATAAATACAGTTATGGAGCAGAAAATTATTTTTTATGGCGTTTTTGTCCTAAATATTCTTTTTTAATGCATAGAGATAGGGAACAATATAGTTTACTCCCTCAACTTGCTTTTGCATTTTGTAGGACATAAAATCAATGCCCTCTATAACAACATTATATGCGTTTTCCTTAATCCTGTTAAAGGCTTTTTCTTTATCAATCCCAGCATATTCGATATCTTCCAATGACAAGCCAACTACCACTCCATTGCAATAAATATATACGTGATTATTCACCCTATAAACTGTTTTCGGCTGATCATTCGCAATGAAGTTTAGAAAGGCTTTTATCCTATATAATGGTTCAGTAAAGATATTGAAAAAAGCATATTTTACATTGGTTTTTAGTTTTTTGAAAATGAAATTGTTGAACTTAGCGTAGTCTTTTTCAAAATCATTGCGTTTCTCCATTTTGCTATAAGTCCAATAAATATCACCTCTTATTTGTTTATTCAAAATATGGATATTTTCTTTCCCAAAAATGCCTTCGGCCAATTCCTTACCAATAACTAATGTGGGTAGAGTAAAATTAACTCTATCCACATTTGAAGTCTTATTGACGAAATCAATAGTACTTAATTTATTATTGGTTGTTATTATATTAGCCAAATACTTCATTAGGGGGCTCTGTATTTTGTTGTACAAATATAGCTATTATTTTACGAATCCAAAGCTTTTTTAGCTATATCTGTATGAGCAGCATGTGCATTATAATTTTCTTGTGAATCTGCCCCACGTTCATAGTACTTCGTCCATGCAATAGCAATCTCTCTCGATGTTTTTTTCTTCTTTATTTCAGCTAAAGCTGTTTTTTCGGAATTGTTCAATTCCCAAATCATACCTTCAATTTGATGATTCAACGGTACTTGTATAAAATTTGCCACTTTATATGAAGTCCCATTTTTATCGTTAAGATAATTTATAATGGGCTCATACCTATCTTTATTCCATTGAATAATTCCTCTATATGTACCCGAACTCGAAACAGCCTTCGGGTCCCATTCTGATTCTTGATAAATTGCACTACCAATGCCAATCAGTTGTTCATCGGTAAATGAGAATGCGTTTTTTAACGCAGTCATAATCGCCTTGCCTCTTGTGTTTGTGGTTGCATTGTTGCTTATTGCAGGGACTGTACCGCCACTTACATAACCACAAGTATATCTAAATACAAAGATTTCTTGTGCATTTGTGCCACCATTTTTTTCATAAACGTACATGTCATATTTCGGCCTGCCCGCTTTTTGTTGATTACAATCAGAAACCCATTCACCATTACCATAGTACATACATACATGACCGTAATATCCTTTTGCTTTTTTGAATTCATTGGCACCTTGTTTCATTACGGCTATATCACCAATCTTTGATTTTGCCGCTACCGTAGAACATCTTTCATCACATGTTGCCTTTGCGGGTATAGTGTAGACTAATGTAAATTGCCTGTTATTCTTAAGGGTGTCATACCATCCAAAACCATCACCGCTCACATTGTTTACTCCTGCGTGAATACAAAATTCTTTTACAGCTTGGCCACACCTTGAAATATATTTTGGGTTATTATAAGGAATAACGGTTTTATCCTTGAACGTATGCCATTTTTTGCTCATTGACTCTTGCACTAATGTAGCAAAGTTTGCACATGTCGGAGCTGAAGAGTTATCAACACCGCTTGCCCTATTTCCTTTTGTACTAATTTCATCAGTAGTCGTAATATCAAGAAGCGTAGATAGATTGAACATTCTATCACTATATGGTAATTGGTTTTTAGATACTCTTACCCCTGTAAACTTAGTTGAGAAATCACCTGCTTTAATATGATGTTCTACATTGGTAATCATGTACGCTCCTCTAAACATTGGTATATTGTTCAATTGGAAGTACATCATCGGCATGATATTAGCACAACCCATCATATCAACGGAGCAGTTATATGACCTGTTTGCATATACTGAATATATATCATTTGCTACGGTTTGAGGCCTATTTAATGTTCCGTCTTTTGTCAAATTCTTCAACTCAAATAAATTGGCGATTGAATAGTCCGTTACTCGTGGATTATCCATATTGACATTTATTGTCTTGAAATACATTTGATTTTGCCTTGCATACGTTACACCAAAAGCAGGCACGGTTAAACTTAAATCATCTTCTGAATTTGCGTCATTAAATAGTAATCCTATGGTAGTTTCTTCAGGCATTATATTGCCATTTATATCAGCAATATCAAAACCGTCATCATCCATACTCGTTGAATCTTCAGCTTCTACAATATGCGATACTTCATAAGTATACATGCATACATATGTAGAACCGTAGCCTGTTTTCATTATATCCGAAGGCTGCGGAGAGAATATGTTTTTGATTGTATCGGAGCTATAGTAGTTGTTGTAAACTGGCATTGCTAAAAGTAACATTCTGTTTGCTTGGCACAGCTCAGCCATAAATTCATAAACACTATAGTTTGAGTCGTTTTGTAGATGTTTAGCTAATAAATCACAAACAGTTGAAGGATTTATTTTGAATTTGTAAGAAATATCATTATAATATGAATCTACAAATAAAAAATTGTCAAATTCAGTGATTTTATCATCATAGGGTACTACTGAACTAAATCTTTGAACTTTAACCGAATGGTCTTCACTTGGGCTTCTTAAAATAAAGTTATTCTTGCTATAAGAATTCGCCCATCTATCATATAAATTTTTGAATGTTTTATATAAGGCCAATTTATGCTCACTTGAAATATCCGACTCAATAAAATCACTTGACCAACTTTCGTCTAATGCTTTGGTGTCTTTGTAAGCGTTATATATTGTATTAAGAAACGGTTGGAAATCTCCTAAGTTTATGCTAACAAGAGTATTATTATTCTCATTGTTAATATTATAAATCAAGAGGTTTTGATTTAAAATGACACTGATAGACTTCCATATTTTCAAGCGATAAACGCCACTGTCTATTTTATAATTACCTTTGGGGGGTGTGCTGCTAAAATCACCATAGGTAATCAAATTGCGTATATTTTTCCATTCGGTGCTATTTTTAAAATCATCAAAGTAAGTAGAAAAAGCTTTGTTTGCGGTGCTATCATTTACAATGAAATCAAAAACAGTTTCTTTTATGCCAAACACATTTTCTTCTATAGGCACTTTTTCGGTACCCGTATCGGAATATGTTGTTTTGCTAATAAAAGGTACTATCCTAGCTCCCGAATTATAAAGAGGATTTTTTTTCTGCACCAACCCTTTAGCTATTGCGCCAAGAAGTATTGCTGTTGCCTTATTTATAACCCTTATGCATGTAGTGTCTATTTTTATATCGATATAGTTAGTAGATTTAACTTTAGACATTAACGCCATAATAAAATCTTTTATTTGATTTTCAGTGTTTATGCCGTTTTTGTAATGAGAATTAAAAAAATAAGAGCCATCTCTAATTGCAGCTTTTTGGCCACCAGTGTCCTCTTTTTCCCATTCTTTGCATATGGTATAATAATCATATGTGCTACCACTGAAAGCATCAAAATTGTCAAATGACCCATCGAAATTGGATATGCTAACTTCAGTGGGTAAGGCAGTTACACAACCGTCAAGAAATGGCTGTCCGAGGTTTTGTAATTTACTTACAGCTTGTGATGCTAAAGAATAATTATCATCTATTAAGAATGTGTATTTAATTTTATCAGTATTTTTGTAATAAGCAAAATTATCACTTTTAACCTTCAAAGAACGGAACCATAAAGGTACTGAAGTCTCTTTAAGTGAAATTACTCCATTAGGCGTGTTGGTTAAACTTTTAATTGGAAGTATTAAGGAATTAGAACCTTTTTTGGTTATATAATTATTTATTTCTTCCTTTATTTTAGCGGCATCACCCTTTATCTCTTTGATTTTGTTTTTTAATTGAGAACATGATGGAGTTTTATGTATGGATAAATAATTATTCGCCTCAGCTTCAGCAAAACCATTTCTTTCCTTTGAACCGAATTGCAGCTTGTTGGATAAATCTCTGCACATAAAGAAATATAATAAGCCCCCAACCTCTATATCACTTCCTACATTTGATTCAAGATTTGCATATGGATTAACAAATTCATCTTTAAACCAATAATCACTTACAGATGTAGCCGTCCATCCACTACCGCCTGCGTCTTTAGCCGCCTGTATTTCCTTATCATAGGCTTGCTTTTCTGCATATTGAGTAATTATATTATTGAATTCATCTTTAACCCCCATTGCTGCATTAATAAACCCCTCTGTATATGCAATTTCAGGCATTAAAGATGTAAGTGAATCGATTTCGCCAGGATAAACTTCAACTCGTTTATTGTCTTCTTCTTTGTAGACAGCAGGAAAGGGTGGGACAAACGCATTTTCTGCGCTATATTTATTCATATCACAAGTTTGCGCCGTTAATTTCATCGCCCCCATTTCACGTTTCGATTCTTTGATTTCGGCAAGCAAATCGTAATAATCGGTCATGAATTTACTCATATGGGCAAATATCATTCTAAAGAAATTTTGAATTGTCGGCACAAACCCCAATGCCTCTTGATAAGTTGAATCTAAGTTTGACTCTACTTCAGCGGATAATTCGTTAGACTTTGTGTTAATTTCGTCAATAAGTGCAGATAGTTCTGTTATGACAGAATTAAAGGCAACCCTAAATGTATACCACTCCCCATATTTTGCTTTGTTTTTGGAGTAGAAATTTTTAGACATCTCGCCCCAGTCATCTTTTTCTTCTAAAATTATATCTTTTAATTTCGTTTCTAACGATTTATTCCGACATGCGTCAGCGACTAGTTTACCATCGTCAAGCCAACTGCTTGATATGTTTGATAATGCCACGCCATACTGGTTATCGTTATAAAGTGAGCGTAATTCTTCGTATTTTTTCTTATTTACGCATATGTTTATTTCTTTTTCACGAAATAGGCAATTTAAATCACCATTATCCGCAAAAAATTTATAATCGGCTTTATTTACATTGTACCCATTTACTGTATCATGCATCATCTCTTTGATGATGGTAATCATATTACGGCACCATGTTTTTTTGTTGGTTAATTGTATTAACTCATCAGTACTTGCATTGCCACTTTCACCGCTTGTTAAATCCTTTTTCAAATCATTTAACTCATTGCATTTACGGATAAATTCAACAAATGTAAGCATACTGCCGCCTTCAGCGCCATTTTGATTGTCAAATTTGAAGTTATTCCATTCATCTTCATTTCTGTTATAATATGGGGCAGTAATGAGTAGGTTTAAAGGTATGTCGGTATAAAGACCGTACATATAACCGATAAATGAGACGTTAATTTCAAAATTTCCTGTAGAAGAATTAAAATTATTCTTGAATTCATTTACCGCAAGCATGAAAGTTACACTATTGCCATAATAGCCCTTAATTGTAAGTAGAAATCTTGGGTATGGGAAATGGAATAGTGCTCTAAAAAAGTTGGAGTATGGTTCGGCGGTACCACCACCCTCTTTTTCTCTTAAATTTTCCAAATACTCATGTTCGGAAGGCATCATTAGAGAGTATCCTCTGTTATCAATGAATTTAATGTTAACTTGAGGATAGAAGTGAGAATCGAAAGTTATATCTACTGAATCAATACCAAGACATTCTTTGTTGCTTTTACCGTCACGGCGAAGTTCTTCATAGCTTGCTTCCAAATATGAAGTTGTTAGTTGGTTACCAATTTTTTCTCCGTTTGTATTGTTTATATTAGAACCTTGTAAAAATGACACATATCTGCCCACGTCAGATTGATTGTCATTTTGAATCTGAACATAAAAATTACTTGAATTTAACGAGCATTGCCCGCAGTCTTCTCTATATGGCATTACTACCTGTAAATCAACGGACATATTTAAATCTTCTTCATTCCAATATACTCCATCATACAGGTGCGTTTTGCCATCATTGCTATTGTATCCCCCAAGCATGGATACATCATTTGGCTCTATATAAACTAATCGACCTAAAGTTTGGGTTTTCATTTAGTAAACAATCTAACTTTCTTAAAAATTTACCTTTCAAAATACAGAAAATCAATCAATACCGTATAAGGCATTATATGATTCAATTTTACTATTGATTTCTTCTATGTAACTTGTCAATGGGTATGGTATCCTCAATGTTGCCCCATCAGGAATATTAAACTCAAACAAAGCAATATCTCTATTGGCCTCTAATATTAGCCAATCATAATTTGGGTCACCATAATAGTCATAAGAAATATTGTCTAAACGTGTACTTCCTTTTTTATATTGGATATAGTAGTCTGTACTTCGTGTAGATAAACTAATAGGTGGAATCTTTTTAATTCCACCATTTATAGTGAGTTTTGAATAAATGTTGTAAGACATATTTCTAAAGTTCTTTAATCATCCGTTTATTATTCGCTTGAAGTTGTTGGTTCAAATAGGTTTTTATATGTAACAGACGTAACTGCACCACTGCTATCCAAATTAACATCAACTCTATCAGCACGATTATCATAAACGCCAGAGTTTGCATAATAGTCAAACGTATGAGCATTTTGTAATCTGTTAATAGGGGCATTGAGCGACATACCACCAAGAATTACGATATTCATACTGACTTTAGCGAACATTGGCTGTACACCTGCACCTTCAGGATTCAAATCCCACTGCATACCGTCCATTGAATAATTGATATTCATTGACTGAATAACGGCCCTTGTATTAATGAAATCACCTATCTTTAAAACAATAACAGGTTGTCGGCCAAAAGACAAATTACCCGCAGTAGCTGCAACAGGAGTATATAATGTTTGCTCAGAAGCCGATATGGTGTGGCCTTGTCTTGTACATTGATGTAAGAAGTTTAATCTTGCATTAAAGCCCTCAGGAGAAAGCGAATGAAAAACAGGAGTGAAATAATCGTATTTATCCTTTATTTTCTTATAAACAAACGGGTCAGTTACTTCAATATTTTTGAAGAATTTATATTCATCTCCATATCTCTCATTATAGGTTTCTCCTAACTTAATGGTATATTGTGCAGTATTTGAATCTTCTTCATTTACAGTGCTGTCAAATGTGGGTTCGTCAGACATTTTGGCATTACCATAAGTAATATGAATTTTTGCACTTCGCTCTAATTTAGCCTCCTCTTGATTAATGTCTTTACCACTTGAGCCAATTGAGTTTTCAAACTTCATTATTTCGTATGGCACTTCGCCTGTAGTGAAATTATCGTCTGTAGCATAAGTTGCTAAATGGTCTCTAAACCATCGGCCTGTATTCAACGCCCTTCTTTTGGCTAATGTGTTAGAATTCTTGGTGTCCTGAGCAGTTGCACTACCGTAAGCCTTTATGCTATCAATATTGTTTTGTTCAAATATCTCCTTAAGGGCCTTAACTCTTTCGTCATTATTTTTGCCTAATTTATTGCATACATCATCATCTAATGCACACACAACCTCAGCAAACGAATAGTTGCAATTGGAAAAATTAGCCCCACTCTTACATGCATTTATATCTAAATTATACTTATGACCACTATTATCTCTATAGTTATTGGTACTCCCATTTACCAATAAAGAGTGTTGCCTAAGGTCAAAGTCAACACGGTATTTATATGTTCTTTCAGCTTTATCTTTTTGGTCATCATATTCACCATATTTGCCGCAACCTTCAAAATTACCAAAAGAGCTAATTGGCCTATTTTTACTACATGGTAAAATTCCGTCACTTGAATTCAAATCGGTGATGCCACTATTAGACATCTCATAACCATTACCATCTGAAGCCGAGACGTTTTTACCAAACAATAGGTATTGATACCAATCAGAATCTCCTAAAAATGAATTAGATTTACTCCATGTATCGGCACTAAGTTCATTCATTAAACCTGAATAGTTGTTGGGAAAAAATACTGGGAATATAATTTCGCCGCCAGTAGCTTCCCCTTCTTGAATATCATTATTAGGTGCTGTTTCAGTATTGGCTGTTTCTCCTGATGCCTCATATTTTTTATTTAACGGTTGACACCCTGCAAAGAATCTTAATATATCAGCGTCAATATCTGGGGTTCCATCACCTTGCTGTGCATCAGCATCATGTAATTCATTAATTATTGATGGATGGTCAATAAGTAATGTAAAATTCAATGATGCTGTCCTATTAGTATTTGAATATGTATATACTTTTTCGCCACGGCCAATAAAAGAATTACCACTCCAATCTACTGAAACGTTTTCTTGAAAATCCAAATCGTATGGTGGAAACCACATTACTCTACCGCCATTAGGCCCACGTTGCTCTTTTTCTAAAGAATTTAATCTACCCGTCCATGCTAAGTTCTCTATAGAGAACATATATCTTTGGACATTGTTTGTTAAATTCGATTCTTTAGGGGTAATAGAAACAAGCCCTGTATTGGTTAGTACAGTATTATCGGCTAAGTATTTATCTCCGTTTGTATAGCCTGAATTTTGGGCACGATATCTTGTAATCCACCCCTGTACTTCTTCAATAGAGTAAGGGACAGAATCATTCATAAACGGTCTGATTGCATCGCTGTACTTTCGGTATTGTTTGTGATATGCCCATGAACGGCAATATGGGTCATCTAAAGTATGTGTTTTCGAGGTGCTATGATTAAGTTTTTTCAATGCTCTACCATGTGCATTTCCATATGTGCTATCCACGGCGTTATCCTTGGTGCTATTTTCATCACGAATTTTACCTGTGCAGAAAGCACCTATCATAGTTTTTATGACTTTTTCTTTAAACAATGCATTTGTTTTTGACAATAAATCTTTACTACTAACATCTTGATTAACATTGTATTCATCGAAGTCATAATCAGAATAGTCTGTGGGTATTTTCTCATTAACCTTTTTTGCAGTTCCTTCGGTCTCTTCTTCGGGTTTCTTTTTGGGTATTATATCATCATGTACTATGTGTACGATTTTACTGCTGTAAAGCGTGTTACCATCGTTTCGATAATTTACAACCTTTTGGGTTTCAACATTCCCATCATATTTTGATGTGGGGCTATATTTGCCACGCTGTATAGAGTTTCCGAATAAGGGGGTGTCTTCATTCAAGAATGCAAGCATTTGGTCTTGAAGATATTCATAACTACCATCGTTTTCATTGCTTGCTTCTGAATATTTCAATACTTGTGTTCCATTGCCAAACATGTTCCTAACACGCCCAGTAGATGAATCTATCCAAAGAATATCACTTAATTTGTTAATGGTTGCGAGGTTGTTGCCATATTCGCTTTCAAGACCAGGGGTTAAATATTTTGTTCCTCTTGTCGAATTAAATGTTGCACCATTGTAAAGGCTTTGAGCATACATATAGTTAGTAATTAAACCCAATTTTGACTCATTACTAATATCTGCTTTGCCTGTAGTTAAATCCCAATTGAATATATCTTTAGTAGTATTTGCAAGGTTTGGATTGGTCGTAACTTCACCTGCCAATGCGGTAGCTACATTTAAGTGGTCTACTACACCAACTTCCATTTTTCTTAATGCATTCTCGATGTTTACGGTAGAAAGTGCATCATTTATATATGTGTAAACAGCTGAGCCATTATTAAAAACATAATCTACATAGTCCCTATAATCGTCATAAGCCCCATTCCATCTATCGGTAACAACGTTATTGTTAACACTGTATACCTCAGCATTTTCTCTTGATTCAGCAGTTTTAAAGTATTTCTGTAAGATAGAAGCACTGTATTCTGATTTGTCGTCAAGTGTATATGAGAATAGCCCCTTATCGTCCATAAGCGAAGGAGCACTTAAATTACGTATTTCATAATATTCACCAATAGCAGGGTTGAGTACACCATCATATTGAGAATATTTGCCTTTGTTTTTCAATAATTGTTGAGTACGTATATCTGCATTCTTAAAAAGAACACTTTTAACTTGTTTTGTCTTTTCAGAATTCATTTTTTCTTCTATGTTAGAATTTCTTATAGAAACTATTTTTGTCATAGCCACCATGAGTTTGGGTATTAACTCGTTTCATTACTTCATCAGTTATATGTTTTAAGAATAACGGATTGTTTAATAATGCCTTAGAGTCAACATCTTTTGAATAGCCACCTAAATCTAATTTGATTGTGCCACTTAAATTAATTGGTGAGAATTCAATCTTTTGAGGTGTTACACTTGTTACAGGAGTTATGTTTGTAGGCGTAGTACTTGCAACTTTCATGATTTGCATTTGCCTTCCGTCTCGCATGGAATCAAGTATCATTCTATTTTGAGGTTGAGTTACCCTGTTAGCAGGCATTACGTATTCATTATTGGATAGTAATGCTAAATTAGAGTCCGAAGTCTCATTGCCTCTTCCTTTTACAATACCGCCATCTTTAAAACCATCAGCATGAATTTCATTTAAATCTATTGGGGTTAAACCAGTGTCGGCAAATATCTTAGCACGTAAAGTTGGTTTACGCTCAATGTAAGCAGTACCTTCTTTGTCTATACTCCTAAGGGTATCAAGTTCATATTCATCATTAAGGGCCATTCTTTCGCCGCTCTTTTTGTATATAGACTTTTTACGGTCTTTCATTTCCAAATTGTCTTTGCCTTCTTGATAACCTGCAATACCGCCTGCGATACCACCCACAATGGCACCGATTGCAGTACCCCACGGTCCAAAGAAGCTACCTACCATTGCGCCCATTCCTGCCCATGATGAGGCTTTACTTAGAGAGCCACCCCATTTGTATTTACTTCGTGTAGAATCGTTATCTTTACCTTCGTCCAAGCCATTTTGTGCATCTTGTTTCATATAATCACCTGCTGCTGAACCAACCATGCCTAACAACATAGCAGGTACACCGTATGAGCCCATATTACTGAAGCCTTTTCCCATTACAGCTCCTGCAGCTTTTGTACCTGCGCCGAATCGACCCGCACCAGCGGTTCTTGCGGCCCCATAAGCACTATTCCACCCTGCTTTTATTCCCATACCTCCTGCAGCATTATAAGCGGCATTGTAATTAGCACGAACACCACTAAATTTTGCAGCATTTGCACCTGTTACCATTGGAGCTGTGCTTGTACCCGCCCCACCTCCGCCAACTATTGGGTTTGGACTTAATTTTGCTACACCTTTGCCACCAAAACTACCCATCATATTACCGAAACCATTGCCCATGGCCAAAATATTCATACCAATAGCCATAGTCTGAACAAGTGTCTGAATAGCACCTATCATTGCAGTGTGTTTCGTGGCCTCATTGAGGATTTTATCAGCGGCTTTATAAGCACCTGTCTGCTCGACTATATTAGCCTTACTATCATCAATGCCTTTTTGAAAAGCCTCTAATCGGTCTTCCCAACCAAGTAATGTTGAAGCAATAGTTGCAATATTATCACTATCTTTGAAGTTCGTTCTTGTTAAGTGGCTAATATCTTCTTTAGTGATTGAGTTTTCTCTGCCCTTAGAAAGATATTTCTTTTGGCCATTAACAACAACATATCCTTGCCCATTTTCATCGAGCTGTGCTTTGTTGAGCAATAATTCCCTTTCGTCTTTGTTAGATGTGATGGAATTAACTGAAGGCTCTAAGATATTTCTTCTACCTTTAGCATATATCATATCCATGACATATTGGTAGTTCATACCCATAGCATCAGCAGCGGCCTTTACTCTTTGTCGGTTGAAAGCACTAACTTCTAATTGCCCTGTAGCTTGATTAAATTTAGCAAACTCACCAAACATCGCAATAATCCTATCTTGCAATGATTCCATATCCATTAAACCCTCACTTAAGAGTTGTAATGGATTGCCAAAAGATGAGAATGGGCCGCCTAATACAGACAGTTGAGCACCTGCTTGCATAGCGCCTTCGAGAGTGGAAACCTTATCGGCAGCATTAGCAACTTGTTGCATATCAAGTCTTAATGCAGCGGATTTTTCTGCCATTGCCGATAAGCCCTTTAACCCGTTTCTAAAGGTATATGTTTGAGCGAGTTTTAAATTATTAGTAAATATCTCAGAATACTTCGCAAACGCAATGCCATGTTTTTGAGATTTTTTGAATATGTCGGCAATTCTATCAGCACCACTTGATAGATTCATGGCAAAACTATCAAATAGGGCGGCGGTTTTTGCTGCAGCATCAGTTGAACCTGTAAGAACTTTTAATCCTGCAAGATTCTCCTTGTCAGCTTCGGTTGTGCCTGTATTCCTATTTGTCGCAAGGCCATATTGTTCTTGCATCTGAATTAATTCAGCTGCACTTGTATTATACCTTTCTTCAATATGTTTATCCCTTGCAAAAGTAAGAATTTCGTGTCTTAATAAACCAAATTGAGCACGAGATTGGCCTATATGTTTAGCGTAGTTAGCGGCGGCTTGGTCAATAACACCCCAAGGTTTCATTAACTCCTTGGCGTTATTTAGTAATTCTTGCCCATTCCTTTTAAGTTCATTCCATCCATTAGAGAATTTTCTCACGTTCATTACGTGCTGATTCAGGAAATGGTTGGTGCGCTCTTGGAATGTTACGCCTTCGTCTAATTTCTTATTTTGGTAGGTAAGCTCTTCGTTGATTTTCTTTAAAACCCTCTGCTCTTCAAGCTGTTTTTTGAGGGCTTCGGTTTTATAGTCTAATTCGGTTTTCCCTGCATCAAGATATTCCTGTGCAAGTTTGGTTTTCTCTTGAAGCCCCTTTATTTCCTCACGAGCTTCCCTCCTTAATTCTTGTGCGGTTTTTAAATCAGCTTTTTCAGAGTCAGAAAGTCCTGTTGTTCTTTTTTTCTCATTAAGCCTAACTATTTCACGGTAAAATGACCTACTGGCTTCTTTAAGTTTCTTTATGTCATCGCCATAGTCTTTTATGGCCTGTGATGCATCACCACCTAATTCATCTGTGAAATATTTAAGTTTTGCTGTGGCTTCCCTTAAGGCATCACGAGCTTGTAAGGCTTCCTCACTATACATTGGGGTTTGCCCTACATTGCCTACATAACCGTAATCCTCTAAGGTCTTTTTTAAATCTTTTAAGGCATCAGCCACTTCTTTATTACCTGAATCAGCCATTTAAAAATGTTTAACTTGCTCTTGCATATAAATATCCTTAAAACCAAATATCCTGCCACTAAAGAATGACAGGATATAAGCGGTGTTCATTGAGTTTTAAGCTTTTGTTGTTCAATACGTGCGTAACCATTTAATGCTTCCCCACTAATGCCACCTGAATCATTATTAGGATTATCACGTTTAGCTTGCTCTATATTGTGTTTTTGAATCCAAATCTTCCTATTTTGAACAGGCATAGACATTACTGTTTCATATGGTAAACCTATATATTGAACACATCCATAGATTTCATCCCAAAAAGCCTGTTCATAATTTTCAGGCAACTGTGAGAAAAATAAATTGGTCAAGCGTGAGAAACATCTTCACTGAGCCACCTCCCAGACTCTCAGGGCGTTGCACTTCAACATTAAAATCGATGCCAGGCTCGTTTTCAATAATGAATTTCCTCAAGGCGGATGAATCTCTAACATTCATATATTCGACATATTGCTTAATATATTTTCTATCAGATATGCCATTAATTGAAACGATTGATGCCTCCAATTTATTCGTTACCGAGTGGGTGAATAATGCGTCATCATCAGCCTTAATTGAGTCAATATATTCCCTAATACCCTTCATTGAATCTGAAAGTTTGATTTTCAAACTTCGGTTAATGTCAGTATCATTATTGATATATTCGCCTAATCTTTCATAAAGTTCTTCCAATTTAGTTTTCTTGATATTAAGGTTCTCATCAATATCAAGCTCATCAAGGACCTTTGTGTCTTTATAGGTTAAGAATTTAAATTTGATTTTGTCTTTACTAAACGGCAATTCAAAACCAAAGTAGCCATTTCTATCGGCTTTAAGATTAAACTTTTTGTATTTGAGTTTAGTAAGGTCAACAATAGCATCAAACTTTTCACCTGTTGCATTATCAGTTGCGGTTACAGGAAATTCGGGGCCATAACCACTTGCTCTAAGCCAAAGAATAATTGCGTCCCTATCACCAGGGAGTAAATCATCGGCTTCGATTTCATTGGTGATAATTTTACTCTTTAAGATATAATCCAAGAAAGTACCGTCTTTATAAAGGTTAGGTGATACAATCAAATTTTCATCATAAGCGGTAAGATAAGCCACGGGAATTTTAGTCATTTTATTCTTGTAACACTCACCGTTTGAGGGAAGGGGTATCACATCATATTTTACGCTGTTAAATGTAGCCTTTGTTGGGTCAAGTCCTACGGATGGCGTATGTTGAGGTTCTTCATTAACGGTTACGATTTCAGGCTTTTCAATGTTTTCTTTAGCTTTGAATTCATCAGGAGTTACTTCTTCCTCTTTTCTCTCATAGTTAGGTAAATCTTCCATGGTATATGTCGGGCTTGGCGCAATATCACCTTCTTCAATTACAGGCTCGTTATTTATTTGTTCTTCCATATTAATAGCGGCTTGGCTTTTTTCTCTTGCAAGAATTTGTTCAAAAAGTTTCTTTCGGTTTTGAGTTTTCTTTTTAGGACTCAAATTTTCAAGGTCGGCTTTATCACCACCAAGTTGAATGTATTGGGTCATAATATCTTGCTGCATCGTTTCAATTAATGCCAAAGTATCTTTAAGGCTTGAAGGCGAGTATTTCTTATTGCCATTTTTATCAACGGCATTAGTACGTTGTTCAATTGTTTCGGCTTTAGTTTTTTCATACATTATGTATGAATTTCTTAATCTTTCAAGCCCCTTCTGAATGTCTTCTTCCCCTACGTTTTGAGGATTGTTGTTCTTTGCCATTATTGAAAAAATTATTGAGTTATTTCGTTGATTATGATTGCAAATTCAAATGGTTTTTTTGAATTAGTATAAATTTTTACAATTTTACACCCATTCAAAGTATATTTACCTTGTTTCGTAATTAACTGTAATGTTTTGGATGGTAGATTTAATATTTTCTCCTTGTCAGTTAAAAGCTTGGTGTCTATAATTTTCTTTGATACGCCTAACCATAAATTTATCTCATCTTGCGCATCAAAGTCAATGTCAGGGTCTAAATCTAAAATAAGAAGTAAGTTTCTCCCATCAGACAATCTTTCTTCCAATAAGGAATTATCTATTTCCCCACCCTTAATATCTCTTACATAGGTTTTTATTTCAAAGGTCTTGTATTTGTTGTCTACTTTTGATAACCGTTCTAAGTCGCTTTCAGAATACAAGCTATAGTCTCCACCTTTTGATATGCTTTCAGTTAGCTTATCAAAGTATTCATCTATTCCAAGACTCTCACTATTATCAAAATCTATATTGTCTGTATCAATTACAGATAGTAGTATTTTAGCAAGCATTTACGTTTTTTTAATGTCTTTTCTTCATTTCATTTATTGAGCCATCAATCCATGGGGCTAAAATTTGTTTAAGATACTCTAAAACTTCTTTAGGTTTTTCGTTTATATCCTTTTCCCATATACAAATCAAAGGAATACCATTTCTTGAACACCATTTGCGTTTTATTTCATCCACAAATTTACTATGCCGTTGGGTTCCGTTTAACTCTTTATCTTCATATAATCTTTTGTCCCCATGCCAATAAGAGCCTTGTATTTCAATAATCGGTCCACGTGGTTCTATTCTAAAATCAGCATATCTTCCAATAGAAACCATCTTATATTGGTAAACATAAGCAAGCCCTAATTTATCCAAGAAATTCTTAGCGAATTTTTCTTCTAACTTAGAAGTGCCATATTCGGCATGTTCTTTTTGTTTATCATTTTTATAAACTCTTTTTCTTGGCTTCTTTGATTCTTCTCCGCTTCTTTCAATATTTGAAGGTGGTCTTCTATTAACTAATTTTGTTTTAGTATTATTCCTTGGTTTAGGAGTGCTTTTTCGTTGTGGTTGCCTCATCAAAGATAGCTTTGTTAAAGTATAACATTTTATTATTAAAAAGTCAAACAATATAACTTTCAATAATAAATGTTTTATTCACTAAGTTTTTGCATTATCTAAACTTGACTTTTGCGGTATTAAATGATATTTATTATTAAATGCAATAGCAATAAACTATTCGAAAGCATGAAGAAAGATTTTACAAAGGATTTCGACGAAATCAAACAAATGACAGATATTATCCACAAAAGATGTTTAAAAGAATCAATTTCTTTTAATGATTCTTATTGTGATGAAGACGATGAATACAATGACTTCGACGATAAAGAGCAAGAACCTATAGCTCCACGTAATGCCGATGAGGAGATTGAAGCCGAATTACAAGACGATAATAGTCCTATCAATCAGATTAGAGGTATTGCCCTTAAAGGTATGACAGCTCTTTATAAAACCCCCGAAGACCCTCAATATGAAGTTCTTAAAAAAGTATTCAGTTTAATAGATAAGGCTAACGACAAGAAAGCTGAAGAACGAGAGATGAAGTAAAGGTTTTTTCATTTTTTATATTTTACGCAAGTCAATTTTATGGCTTGCGTTTTTTTATTGCATGTGAATAAAAAATGAGGCCTAAGTTAATAGACCTCATTTGTTATTATAAGATATTGTTGTTCAATTAAATATCATCGAAACTAACACCTTGGGGAGTGGCAACGAATGAAATTTCAAGGTATTCCATTGAAGGGGTGGCCTTAACGTAAATTGAAGCACTAACCTCATGGGCATCCATTTGTTCAGTTGTTTGTGAAACCACAACACGATAGTCGGTAAGGCCTCTGTCACTCTTGATTTGAGCTAAGATAGGATTGATGATACCTTCAAGTTGAGTTTTAAGCGTAGTATCATTCGGTTCAAATACTAACTTACGAGATGCAGCCACGACAAGTTTACGCAGATACAACATCAAACGAACAGTATTAATTCGATTGAGTGGGGAATCACGTTGTGTCATTGTCTTGTTACCCCAAACCTTAACACCATCTTCGGAGAATGTTTTCAACGGGTTGATATTAGCATCATAAAGCGTATCTTCATCTTCAAGTTTAGCAAAGAAGTGCATCTTAGTACATTCAACATCACCACGTTCAATACCAGCGGGAGCATACCATGGATATTTCTTGTTATCAATGTTGGCTAAGTTTCTTAACACGTCCTTGGTAGCAGGAAGATTTACGTAAATTGAATTAGTTTTATCATAATACTTAATCCAAGGATAGTAAGTTGAAGCATAGATGGTATCAATGCCTGTATCTGCAAGGTTTTCAGCAGCATCAGCAGAGCTATACATCTCATCACGGGCATCTGAAGCACCCCAAGGCTTATCGGGTGTAGTCATGACATAGAATGTATCACCACGTTTTTCCTCAATCATGTCAAGGGCATCATTACTAAGTAAAGTATTGTTTACGTAGTCAATGCCAGGCGTTGCAAACAAGTTGATAACAGTTCTTTCAGGGATTTCAAATTGATTAATACCTGCTAAATATGCATAGTAATCAGACGTGATTGCACCTGCATCCAAAGCGAGGGTATCTGCATTTGAAATTTTGGAGAATGTAGCACCCATGCCATTGGAGATAGTACCTTTGTACTTAGATGCCTTGAATTCATCAGTATTTGTACGACTACCACGGTAAATATCCCAACCATCAAAACCACCACAAGGATAAACAGTAAACTTACGTAAAGCTACCTTTTCATAAAGAGTACCTTCCATGTCGGTTTCATCGCCAATCACAGGAGCACCCTCGAATTCAGTCGGGTCATAATCAGGTGAAACGGTGTCCCAAACAAGGCTTGCAGTGTCTTGGTCGCCATCTACCGTAACAGTTACAGGATGGCCACCATTTTTGAGGTCATCAAGAATTGTTTTGTTAAGAGTAGAGTCGAGGTGGAAAGGATGAGTATAACCGTAACGATAGTCTTCAGTATAAGCGTTCTTACCCTTGTAATAAAGCATATCAACGTCTACTGAGCTTACGCCATCAATATCGCCCATACCGAAGTATTGACGTTTATCCTTAATATCTTCATTATAAGAAGTATTGTATGTGAATGTAGGCGCAACAATATTGTTACCAATCATTGAATAATCACGAACAGGGTAGCCTAAGAAACCGCAAGGTACGCAATTTTGTGTCATGTCATTTTCAATGATTTCAACAAGTACATACTTAGAGACTGTTTCATAAGAACCATCAAGAGTACCAATCTTAAGACCGAGATATTTTGAATTGCCAGGGATAAGATTCACATTCTTATATTGTTCGAGAATAGAGGGAGATGCGTCACTATCGTTAAAGTCACGAATTAATACATCGAATGTACCTTCGTTGGGTTCAATATTGGCGATAGAAATCTTAATTTGAGAATTAGCACCTGTACCATCAGTAATGGTATGGAAACGGAAAAGTTTCTTAACTTCAATATTCTCGCCATCGCCCTTCAGTTCAGATACAATCCAAGGGGTTGAAGCGCAACGGAATTGTTCATGATAATCACTAATGTTGGTTGTAGGGATTACGTTACCACCATCATCAAGTTGGAAAAGGGTATCGTAAGCAAGTACCTTAACTACATCGACACTTGAGGTTGCAGTATTACCGCTTGTAACAACTTCTTTGCCAATTTTAAGACTATTGCCGTTATCATTTACAAGATTCATGTAGCAATAAGACTTAGTACCTGCACTTGTCACATAAGAAGCAACAGTGTATAGGCCACCACGTTCCATTGAATAAAGTCTTGATTCGGGGTTAATTGAACCATCACCGTCGTTCTTCATATACATCAAGTCTTCAGAGCCACCTGACACACAAAGATATGTCAAACCAAGATTTTTCTTAGTCAACTTGTGATATGGAAGTTCGGCAAAATCACTTACAGGATTATGAACAGCATTAAGACTAACGTCACGACCCATAGCAACGGTACCACTTGAAATTATATCAACAGTACCATTGGCGATGAGTTCATTAAGACGTACATCATAAAGTTCTTCCACAAATACGGCAGCAGAACCTTCGGTAGGAGTGCTACCGAGTACGTTATAGATATAATCTTTAGAACCTGCATTTAATGACACAGGGTACTTACCAACCAACTCACCATCTTTGTATGCCTCAATGGTAAATTGGCCCATATTGTATTGAGTAATATCGACGCTATCAGCAGTCTCACCTGAAACGCTTGTTTCGCATTGAGTGATTATATATACACTAGTATAGGGGGTGATTTTTACAGTATCGCAATCAAACGAAAGAGTGTCATATGTTGTATAACCACCATTACAGATATCACCATGCTTAGCATATTTGTCATAGTGACCTCTTGCCCTGAGAACGCCTACAACATATTTCTTAGTATCGTCGTCTTCTTTTTGGGCCGTAATTAAAAAAGCAGGGCCTGCGTTATAACCGCTAAGACCGAGAACACGGCATACATAAAGTTGGTCAGATGCCGAAAGATATGATTTTGCGATGTAAGGCAACTCATATTTAGGGTACTGGCTATCCTTAAACTTTTCTGCACTCACATCTCCGAAGTAATCTTTGAATTCACTCCAATTGGAGATAGCAATAGGTTCAAAAGCGGGGCCTTTTTTGGTTTCACCTACAAGGCCAAGGGTCGTAATACCTAAACTTTTAGCCGCATAATTCAAATCGGTAATTTCGGTATAAACACCAGGGCTTGAGTGTGTTCCTCTGATTTTTCCCATGTTATATTTGCTTAATTTTATTTTATTCGATTATTTTATATATAAATAGCTGCTCACTTTTGAAAGTTATTTTTCACAGCAAAATAAAAGGCTACTGTTTTTAGTAGCCTCATCTTAATTGTACTCACTATATATCTTTACGATATTATCGTGCAATTCCTTCTCATTCAACCCATATTTTTTTAATAAGTCTTCTTTATTGTGAATTACATTTGGATTTACCGTATACAAAATTCTAATAAAATTTATGATTTTGCTTCTTGCTTTAACCTATCACCACTTTTTAGGCTCTGATAATCAGAGCGTTCATCCATGGTTGGATAGTCCACAAGTGTAAATTCGGCAGTACGGCTGCCTATTATTCTTTGGCCTTCGTTCAAGATATTGATAGCTGCGTTTTTATCCCTGTCAAGGTCGTTGCCGCATTGCAGGCAATGCCATTGCCTTTCGGATAAACGCAGGCCTTTATACCTGCAACCACAATGATGGCAAAGCTGACTTGACGGATAGAATCTGTCCACTTCGATAACAAGCTTGTTATTCATTAAGGCTTTGCCTTTCAGTAAAGCCTTAAATGAATACAATCCAAGCTCTTGAATAGCATAAGCTATCTTATGGTTCTTAAGCATTCCATTTACATTAAGGTTTTCCATGAAAACGTAATCGTAATCAGTCAACAATGAATTAACTATCTTATGCAAGTAGTCGATTCTACGATTAGTCGCTTTTTCATAGGCTTTGGCAAGTCTAAGCCTTACCTTCTCACGATTGTGAGAACCTTTCTGCTTTTTGGAAAGTCGCTTTTGTAGCCTTGCTATCTTACCTTTTTTAACTTTGTTGAAGTGTTTGTTTTCAAACACTTCTCCATCTGAAGTTATAACAAAATCTTTAACTCCGAGGTCTATACCAACCTTTCGGTTGGTATGTTGAAAGCGGATAAGCTCCGCTTTATCCATTTCAACAAGAACCGATAGGAAGTACTTGTTTGTCTTGGTTTTTGACAAAGTTGCGCTCTTGATGTTATTCTTGTATCTTTGGAGCCGTTCAAATATAAGGTTCGAGCAGCGGAACTTAATATCTTTCAGAGGTTTGGTTAAAGAAATCGTTTTCTTTTCGAAGGTATTACTCTTTGATATAGCGTCATAAGGAAACAAGGCCGATTGCCCATCGGATTTCTTTTTGAACTTAGGGTAGCCCCTGCCTTCAAAGAAATTCTTATAGGCAACAAGCAATTGCCTTATTGCTTGTTTCATTACTTTAGTGTTTTGTTCTTTTAACCAAGAGTATTCCTCTTGTTTTAACAAAACGCCGTGAAAATGCTTTGAAAGCTCACAAAGCCCAAGGCTTTGTTTCGTTTCCTCGTATGTTCGGTTTTTAAGAGCAAGACATTGATTATAAACAAAACGATAACATCCAAGCGTATTATTTAAAGACTCTTGTTGCGCTTTGTTTGGATATAATCTTATTTTAATCGCTCTTAATATCATTTATATATGAATGGGGTTAATAACCCATTACATATATAAATATACAGAAAAATAAAAAGTGCAAGTATCAATGAGAATTTATTAGATTTTTATCGAACTGTTTTATACCCTTTAATATTAGCTTACTTTCTTTTATTGGGTTTCGTTTATTAATGGTGATTTTAATTTTATCGTTCTCTTTAAATGAAATGATTTTATTTTCCTGAAGTTCGTCGTCCTTTACGATTATCCGATAATTCTTAGTTACGTTTTCCAATTCAATATTTTTAACTATAAAATCGGTATCAATTGTGAATTCGGTCTTGGTTGAATTCTTGGGAAAAGTAACTTCAAGTGAAATCTCATCAAAATACTTACCCTTGGTTTCTTCTATTTCAACATCAGATGTTTTCTTTTTTCTTTTAGGCAATTGCATGAACGAAAAGCCTTGTTTTAGCGGTTCTTCATATACCCTGAAATCATCCTCGGTAAGTATATATCCCATCACCTTTATATCGTAGGATTGAGAATAGAATTGCCTATCATCTATATTGTATTCGGATTCATCATTAATACCCTCTAGTATCATAGACATATAATGGCCATTCGGTCTTATATAGCATTGTCTTGCGGCAAATTTTTTGACCATTATGGTATTAAAGTCATTGATATATTGGAACTTAGTTGCAAATATTGTAAGCTTATATTTAAAGTCTACGGCAACAGGTTCTCTCATCTTAAATACCAACAGCGATTCTGTACCATTTTCATCAAGGTGTTTTACTTTTTGCATAGTGTAGAATCTATCGCCAGGAATGTTCCATAATCCACCCTGTATTTTTCCGTATTGAGGATTGTTTTCACGAGTTACCGTCTTAAAATTCAACAATAAATTATTGTTCTTATCTGTAAAGCTCCATGATTGTGAATACTCCGAAAATCTTTGATTACTAAACAAAGACATTGTAGGGAATTTGTTGCCATTATCATCAACAATAACTAAATCCTCATTAACCCACCTCTTGAAATCATCATCAATATCTTGATATGTAACAGCCTTAGGTAGTGGTACCCCGTTAGCCACGATATCATTAAACATTTCAAGCCTACGCTCATTACCTAATAATGGTTGGTGTAAATTCAAATCATTTAAGTTTTTCTTTATCATATTCTTGATATATTATTTAGATATTAGTTGTTTCAGTGGCATCGCTCACTACAGCACATTTAATTGTGCGATAGAAAGGGACCGTACCGAATAAAGTATGCTTATTGTCATAGTTAACCCTACCGTCATCTGATACTATGAAATATTCAATATGCTCAGGAGTTACCTGTAAGCCAATATAATCGCCTCTTTTTATGTCGCAATGGTTAGCTTCTAACTCATTATTATATATAGTGAATTCCAATTGGCCGACCTTTACATAGTAGCCTTTGATATTGCTCTTATCGTAAGTTTTTAATTCCGAGCCATGCAAATTAAAAATAACATTCAATTCAACAGGTGTTTTGAAGATAATATTATCAAAATCAGCTTCTTGATAAGTCACAGTCGTATTCGTCTGTTCTAAATCAACTTCATATAAAATGACAGTTTGATTTAGAACTTTATTAACATATTCATTCGCAAACCCCATTTGAACTTTAAATTGCTCAGGGGAAAGAAATAAATTATTCCTATTTATGGGATTTTTTCTTCTTATATTGCTATTGTCAATAGCCATAATGTAAAATCGCTTTTTAAATAAATAGAATTTTCTGTTATATTTATTATTAAAGATTTTGATTATTAATTTACATGGATAAAAATAAAGCAAATAAGATTGCCGCTGCAAAAATGCGGTCTTTGATGGAGCGTATTGAAAACCACAATACGTATAACGTGGCTATGCTCAATGAAGAACGAATGATCAATGAAGCCGTTGCGGGAGAACGCAAACAGGTATCACGTGATCAGATTCTTGATATTCTTAATGATTTGGATGAAAAGGGTAATACTCGTTTCGTAAGTTTTACCTATGTAAAGGCCCTTCCTATTTACACAGGCAAACGTACATGGCGTACCGATGATGTGAAAAATGCATTAGACCATTACCAAGGTGATAAAAACTCTAAATGGTTTCAAGATATTACCAACTATAACGACCCCGCTGTAAAAGGTACTGGCCGTAAACCTGAAGATAAAAATCCTCTTATGAATATGCTCATCACACAGCGTTATTCAGGCGTACAATGGCTGTCTAAAAAAACATTCAATAAGCTCTACACTACAAATGCTGAAAAGAAACGCAATCTCCGCATGAGCTTTGGTGGCGCTATTGAAAGTGATGGCTATCTTGGTGATAACCATAATGTGAGAAGTGATGCAGGTTATGGGAATATCCAACAAAACCAAACAGGCAGATTGTCACACGACTTCAATATGAAGGGTGTAAAATCTCCTAAATGTTCAAATTACCTTGTTGATGAAAATGGTAAAATCGTTGATGAAATAGACGGTAACCTAGCAAGCACAATGCAAGCTAAACCTAAAGAAAAATGGAATTGGGATAATGGGGTTCCAAGCCGTGCTGATTATGAATTCGAAAAAAGCATGTACGATATTTTGGCCGACGACCCTGAAAAACTGATTGCGTATACCAAAGAACGTGCCGAAATTGATAAGGAGTTCAGAGCCCAAACTTTCCTACTCGATGGCATTCTTTGTATTTGCGCTACAGTCGATGGTGTTCCTTATTATTACATCAATGATTCGATTTCATCGCTCAGCCGTGGCAGTAATAAACCCGAAATGCCTGTTGACTCGAAAGCTTTAGTTAAGATAGCAGAGGACCAACTCGGTAAAACATTCCAAGAAATGTCGGCTGAAGCATTTGCTACTGAAGAATAAAGACTCAATTAATTTAAACTTATTATTTTGCTCATAATGCCATTGACTTTATGAGCATTTTTTTGTATATTTTCTAAAGTTCAAAACTTTATGTAATGGTAAAATTTAACAGGCAAGAAGAAGCCTTTTCAATTTTAGAGAAATATCGTGGTTCAAATCCTTATATACTGTATCTTCAAAAAGAGGTATATGCTCTTAAGAATGTAAGTGCTATTAAGGATTTGCAAGTTGATTACATACTTCGTAATGCCAATACCAACCCAAGAACAATTAATAAAATTGTAAAACTTGCAGATTGGTATGGTGAGAAGAAAAAGGAAGAATGGGGTACTGACTTCATTCCGAAAGTAGTTAAAATTATCTCATATTTAGGCGAAACTGAATATGCATGGCATTGCTATGTTCAATACCGTACCTCTGTTGCTCCAAAAATGGAATTCCTTTCAAAAAGAGGTATTATTGAAGATTTTCTTGCTGAAGATTACCATAATGTAGATATAGATTTTACACGTTATACAAAGCTCTCTCAATCAAGAGGGTTTGACCGAGAACTTATGTCTCATCAAGAAGAAGCCGTTAAGTTCCTTATTTCAAGAAGACATTCAATATTGGCCGATGATATGGGTCTTGGCAAAAGTTCTTCTCTAACCGTGGCCTCTATTGAAGGTAATTTTGATGCCGTAATAATTATCTGCCCCGCATCATTAAAAACCAATTGGAAAAATGAATTGTCTTATTATGTAGACACAAAATACATTAGTATTATTGATTCTATTAATAGCAAGACCAAATCTGAATTGGAAGAATTCTTAGGGTATAAACAATCTACTTCAGGTAAGACTAAAGATGAACTTTTAGAAGAAGCCAAATCAGCAGGCAAATGGAAAGAAAACAAATATGTAATCGTTAACTACGATATATTGGATGAATTTTATAAGATTCCTGTTACCCGTAGTAAGGAGAATATTTTAAAGGCTTACAACGAAAGCCCTATGCTGCAATTTATAACCAATAAAAAGTCATTGATTATAATCGATGAGGCTCATAACCTTTCAAATAACACCTCTATACGTTACAAAATCATAAAAAGTTTGTTACAAAAAGGTAAGCCCCATAGTGTATTTTTATCTACGGGCACACCTATTACAAACAACCCTCAAAATTTACTCTGTTTACTTGAGCTATTAGATGAGCCAATCGCACAGGATAGAAAGTACTATCTCGAAAGATACTGCGATGCAAAGGAGATTTGCCATCCAAAAGACAAAGACAAACGCAATAGAATCAGTACTACATTCATCTCTAACTGTGGTAAAAGGAATTGGTATGAATTAAATGAAGCCGAGAAAAACATGCTCAATACCCTAATAAAAAAGAGTTGCAGAATGATGACAATTTCTAACGGGGCAAGCAATCTCGACGAATTAAAGTGCAGAATTTCTCATATTTATTTACGTAGAATTAAGGAAGAGATGAACAATATGGTAACTAAAACTGTTCATGAGAAATTCTATGATTTGACATCTGAACAAAAGAAAGAATATGATAGACTTTGGGATGAGTATGAACAAGCTAAACTTGCTGAAGACCCAACCAAAGAACTAAATAAGGAACTTCTTGAAGGTGCTATATATCGCAAGTATATCTCAAATCAAATGACACCACACACCATTGAGCTTGTTAATAAGCTTATTAGCCGTGGTGAAAAAGTCGTCGTAGCTTGTTGCTATGATGAAGAATTATACGCCTTAAAAGAATACTACGGAGATAAATGTGTTATTTATAATGGTAAAACAAATCTAAAGCAGAAAGACGAAGCTATTAAGCGTTTCTATGAAGACGACAGTGTTATGGTTTTTATAGGTAACATTGTTGCGGCTTCAACTGGTATAAACCTTGTTAATTCAAGGTACTTAGTATTTAATAATATATCATATGTATATTCTGATAACTCACAAATGGAAGACCGCATCTATCGTGTCACCCAAAAGCGAGATGTTCATGTGTTTTATCAGATATTTAGGGACACCCAGTACGAAAATATGTGGAATATCTCTCTGAGAAAAAAACTTATTTCCAATGCTGTTATTAAGAGGGAGGCTGAAAAATGAATAAATCATCACTTGTTTTCGTTTTTCCGATTGGTTTAAATTCCGATGGAAAGTACGAATATGAACTTTATTTTTCAGATACACCCGATATTGTTTGGGCAGAGGATTGGGCAGAACAAGTACCCAGTATCTGTGAGAACATTATGCCATCTGAAGATATGATTTCATCTACAGTTAGAGTTTGTGGAGATTATGAATTGTTCTGTGCTCAGAATAACAACTGTTTCTCTATGCAAGATTGTATTGACGGTATTATATCTTTGGCTTGGTGTTACGATGAGAAAGGAAAAGTTCTATTGAATTTCAAATTCGCAGAGGATTCCGATTTTGTATTGTGTAAACTATCTGAAATAGGGTTCAAAACCAATAGCGAAGTTAAAACATCTGAAAAGCAAAACATTGGTGCTATTGAGGATGAATATGATGATTCGCAGCTTGTTTATATCGAACCTATTGGTAAAAATGGTCTTGGATGGAATGAGTATGATTTTTACTTTTCAAACACGCCTGATATTGTATGGGGAAGTGGCTGGGAGTGTGAATTTGCAGCCCAAGGTACATGTTACCCGCCAGATAAAAAAACCTTCAATAAAAAACTTAGGCTTAAAACAAATATTCCATTCTTTTGTATTCAAAATAATGTTTGCTATGGAATGAGATATGCTGTTGAAGGTATAGTTGCTATCGGATTTGAAGATATCTCAGAATATGAGAATTATCCTGAACCTTACAGAATTGTATTCCAATACGGGGAGAAATACAATAGCGTTGAAACTAAGTTAGTAAGCCGACATCAGCTATTTTCGACCGATGAAGATAAACCGAAGAAAAATTTACAGAGCGGGAGTAATTGACGACGCTCTACGCATTGCCAAAAAGAAGAGACCCATAAGTATAAGTACAAATACTAACAAAATGATAAATGAGGCACATCATAAAAGTCAAGTTAATGATGTTCCACTGAACATTCATGTCTATACATTTTGTTACAATGAGAAAAAGCTAATACCATTTGCTTTGCAATATTGGCAAAAATTTGCAGCCAAAGTCATCGTCTACGACAATGGTTCTACGGATGGCTCCATAGAGGCTTTGGAAGCATTCAATCACATTAAGAATGATTTCATAGAAATACGCCATTTTGTTTATCCAAGAGGTATTGATGATTTCCAATTGCAAAACATGAAAAACAATATTTGGAAAGAATCACGCTATGTTGCTGATTTTGTTTGTGTATGCGATATGGACGAATTCTTGTATACCGATGATATCGTAAATGTGTTGCAAGATATGAAATCTTCAGGTGCGACTATCATTAAACCCCAAGGTATTAATTTATTTTCATTTAATTTGCCAAAATACGATGGGATACAACTTATGCATGAGATTATAAATAGAGGTGCTTTGTCTGATAGTATGTCAAAATGTGTTTTATTTAATCCGAATGAAATACAAGAAATTGGTTACGACCCAGGGTGCCATGTTTGTCATCCTGTTGGTAATGTAGTATATTATACTGATAATAAATTCTTTTTATATCATGCTAAATACCTATCCTTGAATTATTTGCTTGATAGGTATCACATGAGTAAAAAGAAACTGAGTAAAGTCAATATTGATAATAAGTTTGGGGTTCAATACACCTTTGACGATGACACGCTTAAAGAACAATATATGAACGTGTATAATAAAAGTGGGCTTTTAAAAGGTGAAGAACCATCAAGGATACAATTTACACAATCTCAAATCATACACTCATGCCCTGTTGAAAATAATAGTTGTATTATTGTAGTTCCTATCTATAATGTAGAGCCAAATAGCATTGAAATTGCTTCATTAAAACAAGTAGTCAAAATGCTTGGCGATAATTATCGTATTTGTCTTGTTGCGCCTGATATGATGGATATTAGAAAGTACTTTAATGAAGCTGATTATGATTTTGATATTTTATATTTAAACTCTTCATTCTTTGAGTCTAAAATGACTTATAATGAACTATGCCAAAGAGCCGAATTTTACGAGTGTTTTAAAGAATTCAAGTATATGCTTATTTATCAATTGGACGCATTTGTATTCTCAAATAGGCTTCAATACTTTATTGAAAAGGATTACGACTATATAGGCGCTCCACATATGGTGCATGAAAATGACTTTGATGAAGCGTTCAAGGAGACGAATTACACAATAGGCAATGGCGGCTTTTCATTACGTAAGATAAGCAAGTTCATAGATATTTGCCGTAATAATAAAATGAACTACAATATCTACGAAGATGTATTCTTTTCAAAATATTACTCTTATCTTTTAAAATTGCCGCCCTTAAGTGTTGGCTTTGATTTCTCCATTCAAGAAGAAAAAGAGAAAAATATAAGTAAATTAGGCCATTTACCATTTGGTTGCCACTACTATATGTGGGACAACTTTTGGTTGCCAAAATATAAGGAACTTGCTAATTAATGGTGTATAGATGTTTATTGCAGATGATAATTTCAAATTCGATGTGTTTATAAGTAATGATTACTATGAATACCGAGACCAATTGATATGGGCGTCGGCTATTAATCATTATAGTAAGCATTCTTGTTCCATTAATGAGTTGATTAGCTTCTTAAAAAGAGGCCATTTAATTACCTGTGTTGCAAAAGAGCGCTTATACAATAAGGCATTTTTACGCCGCAGCGAAGAATGCTTTACTCAAACCAATATGTTGCTTTTCGACATAGATGGCTCAATTATCTCTCTTGGTGAAACTATTTCCAAACTGAAATTAAAACCTACGTTTAGCCATACATCATCAAGACACAAAGGACTGTTTGATAGTAAAGGATTAAATAAATTTCACTTATTTTATATTCTTGATGAGCCTATCACTTCTCCTGCGGAATATCATGAATTATGGGGCAAAATATATGATGATTTAACCACAGTCGTCAACGATGAATCAATAGACAAACATGCAATGTATACATGGTTTGCGATTTACGGTAATCCTTCAGATTGGGAACTCTATAAAAGTAACTTAGTTTATTCCAAAAATGACATTTCCTCACTATAATAAAGATTTTGAATTCAATCTACAGGTTAGCTTGGATTTTTTTGATTGGAAGTCTCAAATGAAATGGGTTGAAAAAGTAAACCATTTTGATGAATTTACTTTTAATATTGACTCTATTGTTGATAGGTTAATGGAAGGAAGGTTTATTGGCCATATAGATAGCCGAAAAAACAAAACCATTGGTGGCTTATATACTAATAAGGATAATTCTCAATTTGTTCAAACTAATTTTGTCGGGATAGATTTAACCCATCGTGATGGCCTACTCGATACATTAATTACAACCCTACCATTCAAGCCAACCTTTGCGAACACAACTGTTTCATCTACTGATAACGAGCTACACGCCCATTTGTTTTATGTGTTTAATCATATCGTGGATAATGTAAGCATATATAGACTAAGATGGGGAGAGTTGGCCAATATGATAAAGCACTACGCTCTTAACGGTGATTCTATTAACTTTAACAATGAGTCAGCGGAGCCATATTATGCCTTTTATGGAAATCCTAAAGAAGAAACAATCTTTTACAAAAGTTACTTGATTTATGATTGATGCAGTGATAACATATGTAAATATGTCAGACCCTAAATGGTATAAAATTTATTCAGAAAACGAACCCGTTTGCGACAAAAAGCGTACCATGCAATATTTTGGTGACTATGGGACTTTAAAATATGTTCTTCGGGGTATTGATAAGTATGCGTCATTTATAGATAATGTTTATCTTGTAGTGATGATGGAAAGTCAGGTTCCCGACTATATTAATACTGAAAAGGTTAAAATCGTATATCATAAGGATATCATTCCCGAAAAGTTTTTACCTACTTTCAATGCGTCTACTATTGAAATGTTTCTACACAGAATAAAAGATTTGAAAAATCATTTTTTATTCTTTAATGATGATACTTTGCTTATAAACGCTTGTCAAGAAGAAGACTTTTTTAAGGATGGTAAGCCTTGCCTTTCCTTTAGTAACTATATACGTCATGGTGTATATCGTTTCATGAATTTTATGGCATATGGTGAAAATGGTACTAAAATTATTAGGAATGCTCTCGGCATAAAAGGCAATGAAGAAGAATCCCTTTTATTAAATCACATGTGTAATCCTATGGTAAAAGCAACATGCGAATGGGTATGGCAGAATTTGGAAAGGGAAATTGTTTTTAGAATAGAGCCATTCCGTACAACCTTCAATTTGAATCAATACGTATTTTTGTATCCGCATTACTTTAATAACGATTTTGTCCCGTCTGAATTAAGAAGTTGCTACCTAACTACAAATAGTAAACATGAGTTAATTGAAGAAGTAATTAATTCAAAAATATTTCAGGCAACTTGCATTAATGATAATGTTGCTACGGATGAAGATTATGATTTTATTGAGAACGTTCTATCTAAAAAGTTTCCTGATAAATCTAAATTTGAAAAATAATAAAAAGGTGGGCTAAAAACTCACCTTTTTTTCTTTCTATTTGATTGTACTGTATTTACCGCCCTTATACATTAGGTACTGTTTTCTTTGCTTGCCTGAAATATTCTTAAGTCCAATATGGACCCATTCAGTACTTCCACTGAATTCATTTATATATTGGTCGAATTTTTTATCTTTCAACCATTCTTTAACAAATGTCTTAAATTCAGTCATCTTACCATTTACGGGCACTAAATCAGCAGCATATCCTGTAGTGTGAGCCGAGGTTTTACTTCCACCAACTGCATTATTCAATTTTGTGCATCTGTAACCAGAAGAAACTTTAATGGCCGAACCCCATGCTTCTCTCAAATCATCTAATAGAGAATTTACAAGCTCTTCGATATGTGCCGTAACTGTTGCATTTGGAGTATTATCAATGTTTTTGGCTGTTGCTGTACTTGATGCTGTAAACTCCTTTAAAGTGAAATATTTCATTTTGTGATTCCTTTTTTCAATTCTTAAAATGTATATTTAACGCAAACCTGATGCCTTATTGTTATAGGCTCTAAGGTTGGAGTTTAAATAACACAATTCTTTAATACATAAATATTTCTAATGGAAAATCCTCCAAAAAGAATATCTCAAGAGGAAATTGATGCGTTCATGAATGGTTATGACCCCATGGAACGTATCGTCAATCTTACATATAGTTACAAGGATGATTTCATTACTATTTTCTATCGTAATGAGAAAGATCAGAAATGTTCAACTACTCAAAAATTTTATCCGTTCTGTTGGGCTACTTATCGTGCCTGTGATAAATTATGTGGGGGTAACAGAAAGGAGACTTCACAACTTTTACGAAAATACAACATTGGCGTTAAACGTTTAAGTAATACTTCATATGATGGTACCATTAGAACTGAATTCAACAACGGTTACCTTTTTATGTTTTATGCCTTAAAACCAATGTCTTACCAAAGATTTCTTACTTTCTTCAAAGATGCAGGCAATCCCGTTTATGGCAAAAGAGATAAAAATGGCAATGAAATTATAAGGCCAAAAGAGGAAGAAAAACAATTCTTAGTAGTTCCGCCTCAAGAGCAATTCATGATTGCTACAGGTAAACGTTTTTTTAAAGGCTATGATGATTATGACCAATTATTGAGGCTATCTTTCGACTTGGAAACCGAGGGTCTTGATGCCAAAAAACATCGTATTAAACAGCTTGGCCTCCGTTTTAATAGGCCATTCAATGGTTACCCTAATGGTTTTCAAAAAATTTTTAGTCTTGAAGGCACTACCAAAGAGGAAAAAGATAAATCTGAATTAAGGCTAATAAAAACATTCTGCAAAGCAATCAAGGTTTTTAATCCTGATATTGTTTGTGGCCATAACATTGAAAACTTCGATATTCAGGTCTTCATTGGCGCTTGTGAACGTTTAGGTACTACATTTGAAGACGTTTCAAAAGAAATACTTGGTGAACCAATCCGTAAAGAAGCAAGGTCTACCATTCTTAAATTAGGCGGCGAGATTGAAGAATTTAATCAAACTTTAGTTCCAAATACTATCCTTACAGATTCTCTTCATGCGGTAAGACGTGCTCAAGCAATGGATTCTAACATGCAAAGAGCTGACTTGAAGTATGCTACAAAGTATTCAGGAATGGTTAAAAAGAATCGTGTCTACACTCCTGGTGATAAGATCGATTTCATTTTAACTGATTTGGAAGAACACTACGCTTTTAATAATAATGACGGTGATTGGTATGTCTACGACCCTGTTAACGGCTCTTCGGTAAAGACACGTGAGGAGTTTGATTCGGATAAAGAGTATGATGAATACATCAAGTCAATCAAAAGTAAACAAGGAGATGGGCCATTCAAAATGCGTTCAAGAAATGCTCTTCTTGATGGCTATCAACTTGTAAGTGGCCGATATATTGTTGAACGGTATCTTCTTGATGATATTTGGGAAGGTGATAGAGTTGAATGGAAGTTTAATTCAACTAACTTCCTTATCTGTAAAATGCTTCCCGTGCCTTATAAAAAATGTACAACAATGGGTACGGCAGGCCAATGGAAAGCATTACTTTTAGCATGGTCTTATAGACACAATCTTGCTGTTCCAATGTTTGGAGAGTCTAAAACATTTACAGGCGGCCTTTCTCGCTTACTTCAAACAGGCTACGCCCCTAATGTAATCAAATTAGACTACAATTCACTTTACCCTTCAATCATCTTGACATGGGGCATCTCCGATACAAATGACCTTATGGGGTCAATGCTTAAATTTCTTGAATATGTGCTAACAACTCGTGAGAAATTTAAGGGTATGAAAAAAGCCGCTGGCAAGATTGTAGACAGTCTTAAAGAGAAGATTATCAATAAAATAGCTACTCCTGAAGAGATTACACAATACAACAAAGCAGTAGCTGATTATGCCTTAGCAGATGGTAAACAAATGCAAATGAAGGTGTTAGGTAACTCTTTTTTCGGCTCATACGGGGCACCTAATGTGTTTCCTTTTGGTTCCTTAAAGTGTGCCGAACAGACAACATGCACGGGCAGACAATCATTAAGATTAATGATATCTCATTTCAAGAAATTGGGTTATGAACCTATCGTGGGTGATTCAGTGCTTGGTGATACACCTCTATTCATAAAGTATAAGAACTCTCACGTGATAGATATCAAACCAATTTCTGAAATCATTAATGAAAATCATATCGAAAGAGACTTACTTGGTCGAGAATATGATTATTCAGAAAAGCCGTATTTGGTTTTATGCCGTTCAGGATGGAGCGAAGTGAGTTATGTCTATCGTCATGATACTGAAAAAGATATTTATCGTGTATCGAATTCAAAAGGTCATGTTGATGTAACACAAGACCACTCATTGTTTAAAGAAAGCAAAGAGAAAATCAAGCCATCTCAAATAACCGATTCGGTTAAACTTGAAGAATATGATATTAATAGTATAGAAACACTTAATAATAATCTTACTGATGATGTGATTTCTCAACAGGCTAAAAAAGTTGCAAACGGCATTATAGACAGAGTACCAAGCTTAATACTAAATGCCTCAAAAGAAGTTAGAGTGAAATTCTATGCTGAATTTATTAAACATTATAACGATAAAGTAAACCTCACAAAGACTTGTCTTGCAGGAATACGTTTTATTCTAAGGTAGGCCTTTTTGCACATAGCACTTATTCCCCGATTATCGCACGGTAGTCGGGGAATTTGTATATTTAAACTATAACTATAAAGAA